CCTATCACCCACAACCATACCCCTCAACTCCACGATCGCCCTCAACAGCTCCTCTTGCAAATTTAACAACATACTTTTTATCTTTCACTATTTCTATTTTTTACTTTTCAATTTTTTTTTTTGTGTGGGGAACCCAGGTTCCCCTACGACCCCTCCTACTCCATTTTTCTATTACTAATCTTGCAAACAGAAACATCATCAAATCCAGTAGATGGGTTTTGGGGCGTTCGTTCTTTGTTTTCAAAGCCAGTAACATGTACTCTCTCTTTACCGGTTGCATCTTTCCAATGAAGATTCCATTCTTGTTTCCAACGTCCCTCCGCCATATCTGCAAGTTCTGTAGCTGTTTTACTTGCAATACATAGTAAATCTTCTTCCATGTCAGGTCCTACCATATTTACCATATCCCAAAAACCATCCGACCCCCCAACAACACAAACTTCTTGGTCTGGTTTAAAGAATATGGTATGTTTTTCAGGAGCATACCCGGTAATTCCATCATGTCCCAAAGTCTGGGTCATAGCAGTCTTTGTTGAATTTTCAAAATATATATATTCCGAACTACGAAAACGCACCTTGTTTGCTCCAAAAACTTCTGCGACTTGCGAAGACGGTATTGCATAAACATCACCTGATACAAATCTTGATTTAAGACGTTGAACTTCCAAAGGATTTTTCAAATTGTGAGGCGTACTAATATATGCTAATTTTTTATCAATAAAAACAGCAACCTGACTATCACCAATCGTGCATGTTTCAACGCGATTATGAAACATTTTGGCTTCATAATATGTAGCACCAGCATTTCCAATGTATTTCCCTTTATATGTAGATAAATGTGCCAATACAGCGGACGACGAGTCAGCTTCTTCAGCAATTTTACTCCACTCCATATTTTTAATTATATTGAAAAACTCACATCCTTCATTACCGTGTCCATCCAAGCCAATAAACCACGAATACGACTCTTCTTTATCTTCCTTTTCTACACGTCCAGAATAAGCATAATCCTGGTCTTTATCTAGACCACGAACAACATGCTCATTATAAAATTCACCAACACTCATCTCTTCTTGCGATTGAAACGCGGCCATCCTATGCTTCCCTTTGCCTATAGTGTCCTTTCCATAATAGGTTTTCAATTTTTTATTTCATTGTATTCAAAAAATTATTTTTAACAATGGCAGAATTGTTGCGTAATGGAACACGTTGTTTAACATACACAGGAAGATGTTTTGATTTGACAGTAAGATATTCCGCACCAGCTTTATAATGTTCTATTCGTTCTGCAGATACATTTTCTCCACGTCTTACTTTTACCAATAATAATCCTCGTTTTCTACAGCATGCCATACATAAACAACCTAAATCAATATAGTGGTCTAACTGTATTTCATTAATATATTGATTATCCAATGCAATATCAGAGTAGAATTCATATTCTTCGGGAGTAAATGTTGTTGCTACTGTAGTATTAATTTTACTGCGCCACATGTTCAAATACTCATTTCTCTCTTCAACAGAATAGTAATAAACCAAATTCTGGTCATTTTCTATCATTTCAAATAAATTAGAAGGTATCTTGTAATACTGTTTGAATAATGAAAATATACGACTAATTGGTTTTTTACTTGTTTCATAATCATTTACAATAAATATCTCAACTCCTAATATTTTTTCTAGGATTGTTCTCCATTCATTGGAGTCCTTCAATCGTATCTTAAAATATTTTATGCCTTCGTCCGATTCAACAAATATAAACTTATTATTGAAATCAAACTGTTCAGGATAAGGAACATTATATTTTGTTCTAAAATTATCGTTTGTTAATAAATAGGGAAATACTTGGTTAAAGCGTTTAATGATTCGGTTCAGTTCAAAAGTATTTAAAACATCAACAGGGACATTAAAATGAAACGAATGAATGTTTTCAAAAAAAGTGGATATTTTCTGCTCAATAGGGCTTCGGTAAATATCAATGACATATACATTTTTACCTAAAAAACGGTTATATTTTATGATATCTAAAACAGTCACATCCGTAATTTTATACAAGATTTTCAACATAATTTCATTGTGTAAATGCAAGACAGTAAATTTACCACATGCATTTATACGTATGGATGAAACAAGTGTAGTAGAACCTACCTTAGGTGGAGTATACACAAATATAATGTTCTTATTCTTCTCAATACTAAAATCATCACTAATGCCTAAACTTTCATTCACATATTTCATTTTATTCAAATTATCCGGATTGGTCAAATCAATACTCATACTATACTCAATATAATTTATTACTTATTTAAACTATTAAATTATATACCTTGAAAAACAAACTTTATCATTTTTTTTGTGTTTTTTATTATATTTGAATACTACAACAATGGAGTTGGAAGCAATTGTGGCGTATGATGTAAACAAAGGTATATCAAATAATAATTCTATACCATGGAACATACCAGAAGATATGAAATTTTTTAAAAATACAACTAGTAAACATATTGTTATTATGGGAAAAAATACTTTTACATCAATTGGATATAAACCTCTTTCAGACAGACTGAATATTGTATTAACAAGACATCCCGAAAAATTTTTTAAATATACAACTTTGTATTCAAACCTACTATTTACAGACAATGAAAATATTCATTTAGATATCATTAGAAATGCAACTGAATATAGCAATAGGTATTATTTTTTACATAGAAACTTTAAAATTTTTTATATTGGAGGAGATTCTATCTATAGAAAGTTTATACCACTTTGTAAAACAGTTTGGGTAACAAAAATTAAAAAAGAGTATGATTGTGATTTACATTTTTCATATAAGTTAGACGAAGACTCCAGGTTTTCATCCAAAGTTACAGTATGTACTGATGTATATGATATAGTTAAATACACACATGTCTGAAATAATTCTAATATTTATTTATCATAATTATAATATATAATATATAATAATATTATGAATATTACTACACAAATTAAAAACGACCTTTCAAAAAATTCAAATAATATTAAAACTGTTAGCAATGCTCTAGAAACAACCTTTATGATAACCTATACTATTTTATTAACGACTGCAACAATTACTCTAGTTGAAGCATTAAGAACGGATAAACCATACGTTAGACATATATTGAATTTAGAAACTTGCATCTCTCTTGTAGCTGGGTATTATTATGGTATTTTTATAACAAAAATACAGGATAAAACAAAGTCTATAGACTGGAAAGAAATAACCAAATTGCGATATTCTGATTGGTCTATTACAACACCGATGATGTTGTTGACACTTTCACTTGTATTGGCAGCTAATTCAAAAACTGTGATACATTTTTCAACAATTGCAGCTATTGTAATTTTAAATTATTGTATGTTATTGATAGGTTATCTAGGAGAAATCAACCCAAGGTATCATGTATGGGCAATGATAATTGGATTTATACCTTTTCTAGGTATGTTTTATTTAATATATAAAAATTATTATGGTAAAAAAATATTTGCCAATAAGGTGATATTTAGTATGTATATAATCATCTGGGGGTTATATGGAATTGTCTACATGTTTGATGAGACAACAAAAAATATTTGTCTCAACATACTAGATTTAACTGCTAAATGTATCATTGGATTAGGATTATGGGTATATTATACTCATATAATACAACCTTAAAGTAAGGTAATAAACCAAGCCAATCCATATTATATTATTTATTTGCGAGTTTTACGACCTTTTCGCCTAGTTCCAGCACGTGAACTCATTCGCTGTCCTTGGACTTGACCACCTTTACGACTTTTTCTCCTTGTAACGCGTTTACGTCCACCAAATAATTTGGGTAAAGCAGCAGACATCTTTGACAACGATCCAAACATATATATAAGTATTTTATTTTTATTTATAGAAATAATTAAAATAAAATTAATTTAATTTAAACTTTACTAAATATACACTACACTGCAATTATAGTGCCTCCTTTGAACGAGGAGGTCTTCCGCGACCACGGGCCTTGGGCTGAGCTTGGCTCTGAGCCTGGCTTGATGAGGATTGTCCTCGTTGAGCAACTAGCGTCCACTCCGCACCTTCGCGGGGACCAGAACCTCGTGCACGAGGGGGTCTTGATGACCTTGGTGGCTTGACCTCGGAGACCTCCTCTGTTTCACTTTCACTAGTTTGCTTATAGGCCACACGAGATTGTCTAAATTCACGACGAGTCTCACACATCAACTTACCACCATTAATTCCACTCACATCTCCTGCTTGATATTCATGAGCACTTCCAGGAGTATGCAACAACATAAAAGAAACATACTCGCCTTGAACCAAATACTTGTATTGCTCACTTGAAACAACGACACCACTGTGGTGCACAAAAATATCACTTCCAGCACGGTCGCCATCGGTGACTGTAATAAAACCATAACCAGCCTTGTTATTGAACCACTTGACGCGTCCAACTAGACGTTGGGAGGGTGTAACGAGTGGGGATGTTCCTACGGAATCTTCACTTGACATATTATACTGTAATACTGTGCAATATCTTTATATTCTTTTTTACGATAAATAAATAAAAAAAGTATTATATCTAACACCTAATAACATATAATCACAATATCACAATTCTACAAATAATATTTTGAATCCTTGAATAATAACCACGCAAGCGATGTCTTTGCATCCGCAATTCTTGGAAGCTGCGATTCAAATGTGTTCAAAGGATAGAATTTCAACCGTATTTTTTCATTCGTTCCAGCAGCTCCAAATTGTCGTCGTTTCATTTCTTCTATAACTTGACTTGATATGTTTGTTTTCCAAATTGCCAAATGAACATTTTCATCACAACCCCCGCCAGATAAGGTAAAATGTCCAAGTTGCACAAAATCTGGACTAGTTTCGTCCAATTCTAATCCAGTCTCTTCTCTAATTTCAGTTTTGAGTACATTATTTACAACCATGGTTCCTCTACGAGTATCAAACATTCCAGCAACAATTTCTTCCTTGTAATTGCATGTTGGAATACGAGGTTGTTCCGTTAATAACACATATTTTTCTTTATTCTCATCTTCCACACAAATTAAGACAGCACCACAATCTCCTCGCAAAAATACGATACCATCAATTGGTTCTCCAGACATTGTATATACTTCACAAGTAAATTTCAAAAATCCAAGCTTTTCCGGATTTGTAGTTGGACCAAAGAAGTCCACATCGGTTAATGTAATTCTTCTTAAATCAAACTTATCTAAACGAAAATCATCCAGCCAACGCAGGAATTTAGGTGCCAAACAAACCGTTTCAAATATAGGCCGAATCTTAGGGTTATTCGTTGTAATCAATATATTACGATAAACAAAATTACATTTTCTCAAATGAGTTTTATAAAATGTATTCGCGTGGTCATAATATTTTTTACAAATTTTATAAAGTTGTTGTGTTAGATAACCAAATGTGCTAACCATACACAACATAAAATTATGCGAATATTGCATTCCTCTCTTCAAGATATTCATACTGATTCCGTTCATAGTGTACTATTTATTATTTTATTATTTCATTCTTTATGCTTGACCAGTTTCAATTTTTTTTATTTTTTATTTTTTATTTTTTATTTTATATTTTCATTATTCCAAAAGTTTATCTATATATTCGTAATTTGGTGTTTCATCAAAATGTAATTTTCTGCAATAGTTAATATACTCTATTATTTGAGACGGACCGTCTATTGTCAGTTTTTGTGATTTTATTCTATCATTTTCTCTCGTTGATTGCCAAGGAAGACTATTGTATACCAGATACAACATGATATACCCTACAGATTCTAGGTCATCTCTGCGACTTGGTTCAATACCATGATGCACATGTATACTTACAAAATTGGGTGTTCCTATCATTGTTTTTCCTGTTTTTATTGCAATATGTTTATCATTTTCATCCTTGTATTTTTTGCATAACCCAAAATCTATAATATAAATGTCTTTATCTTTTCCATTCTGTCCAATCACAAAATTATCTGGTTTTACATCTCTATGTATAAGACCCTTTTCATGTATGTAATGAAGCCTTTTAACCAATGTTTTACCTATCCGTATTGATTCTCCGAGAGAAAAAGTTTGTTGATGAGCCAACGATTTCCCATATAATGGCAAGACCATAAAATTATAATCATCTATTACACCATACCATTTAACTTGTGGAATACCTGGTGCTTTTCCAAGATATTGATAAATCTGTGCTTCTCTCTTTAACATCTTAATCTCTGCTGATATAGATTCTATTTTAATAGCCACTGGTTCTTGGGTTCTAATATGCTCTCCCTTAAAAATTGTTCCAAATTCACCTTGGTTTAGTTTTTCTATTATTTTATATTTTTTTGCAATAATCATAGTATTATATTTTACTATTTATATTTATGTTTATTTTGATTGCATGGTCATTATATATAAACAATATACAAACGATATAAACATTTTGCTTGATACTACAGTAAGATTATATCATAATCATGGTCAAGTATTGCTCTGAAGTATACCCAAAAAATAAAGAACAACAATATGCTGAATATTTTGAAAAATACTCCTTTCCTCTTAGTACTTTTCAAAAATTTGCCATTGAAGCAATTGTTGAAGGACATCACTCCCTAAGTTGTGTGCCAACAGGTTCAGGCAAAACAATGCCTGCTATATTTGCGATTGATTATTTCACATACAAGGGGAAAAAAGTCATTTATACAAGTCCTATTAAAGCACTTTCCAATCAGAAATATTACGAATTTACTCAGAAATTTCCAGGGCTCAGTATTGGACTTCTTACAGGCGATATTAAAATTAATCCAGAAGCCGACGTCTTAATAATGACTGCTGAAATTTTGCAAAATACCTTATACAGAAAAAAACAAATTAACCATGACGCAACTTATGCCACGCCAGCGTCTTCGTCCTTATTAATGTTTGATATGGATTTTGAGAATGAACTTGGTTGTGTTATTCAAGATGAAATTCATATGATTAATGATGCAGAACGTGGTCATGTTTGGGAGAGTATAATTTTGCTTTTGCCCCAACATATTCAAATGGTCATGTTATCTGCAACACTGGACCGCCCAGAAAAATTCGCACTTTGGATTGAAAATAGAGGAAATGTACAAGCACAACAACACGATGAAAATGGGAAAAAGCAAGTCTATTTGGCTACATCTAATTTTCGTCATGTGCCATTAACACATTATAGTTTTATCACATGTAATAATGGAATTTTCAAGTCAATCAAAAAGGATGCTGAACTTGAAAAGGAAATTCGTGGTACCATTGATAAGCTACATGTCCTTCAAAGTCCAACAGGTGAATTCAATGAACCAAATTATCAAAAGGTGAAAAAGATGCTAACTCTTTTTGAACAAAAGCAAGTCTATGTAAAGCGTGCACATGTCTTGAATCAGGTATGTAAGTACATGGTTGAACACAATATGCTTCCAGCCGTGTGTTTTATCTTGTCAAGAAAGCAGATTGAAGTTGCATCACATGAAATCACAGTGTCCTTACTTGAAGACGATTCCAAGGTTGGATATATTGTTAGACGTGAATGTGAGCAAATATTGCGAAGCAAGTTGCCAAATTATCAGGAATATTTGGAATTGCCAGAGTATCTTAGTATGATTACTTTGCTTGAAAAGGGAATTGCAATCCATCATAGTGGTGTCATGCCTATTTTGAGAGAAATTGTAGAAATTTTGTTTGAAAAAGGATACATCAAGTTCCTTTTTGCAACAGAAACATTCAGTGTGGGTTTAAATATGCCAATTAAAACTGCTATTTTTACAGATGTAAAGAAATTTGATGGCTCAGGTATGCGAATGTTACATCCACACGAATATAATCAAGCGTCTGGGCGTGCTGGAAGACGAGGTATTGACACAGTAGGTCATGTCATACATCTTTCCAATCTATTCAGAAACATAAACCTTTCAGAATATCGTATTATGATGCAAGGTAAACCCCAAACGCTTGTAAGCAAGTTTAAGATTTCCTATAATTTGCTTCTCAATTTGATTAGTATAGGTGACCATGATTATCTGCAATTCTGCAAGCGTTCTATGATTCAAGATGATATTGATGCTACTCTTGGTGCTATTTATGGTGAAATGTCAAAGATTGAAGCCGAGCTTGCTGTTCGGGAACAGTCCATTGAAAATATTAGAACGCCAAAACCGACTGTTGATAGATATTTAGATTTACTTGAAATGCAAAAAACAGCTGTAAATAAGAGGCGAAAGGAAATAGATAAAGAACTACAAACTATTCAAAATGAATATAAATTTATAGATGCGGATAAAAATAGTGTTGCGTCTTACAACAAAAAGCTGAGTGAATTAAATCAGGTGAAGCTTCAGTATCAAAGCACAGAATCTTTTTTGAATGAAAGTGTTCAAAAGGTTATCAAGGTTATGTCCGAGAATGGATTTATTGAAAAAGATTTGGAACTAGGACAAAATAAATTGACACAAGTAGGATTCATGGCATCTCATTTGAGAGAAGTTCATTGTTTAGCATTTGCGTCATTGTTAGATAAAAATGCGTTTGATATACTAGATGCAAAGCAAATATGTGCTATTTTTAGTTGTTTTACAAATATAAATGTTGCTGATGAACAAAAGTCATGGAAGCCAAAAACTAGACACATTGATGTGAAAAATACATTGGACGAAGTAGTCAAACTATACAATTATTATCAGGATTTTGAAACAACGAATAATACGTTTACTGGGGTTGACTATAACATACATTATGATTTGATTGATTATGTAATTGCTTGGACAGAATGTGAGACCGTAACAGAATGCAAGTTATTATTACAATCACTTGAAACGAATAAGGGAATATTCTTGGGCGAGTTTGTCAAGGCCATTACCAAGATTAATAATATTTCAAGTGAAATGGAAAAGATTGCAGAGAGTATTGGAAACATGTCGCTGCTAAGCAAGCTAAGAGAAATTCCACAATTAACACTCAAATTTGTAGCAACAAACCAATCATTGTATGTATAAAAATTAATATATCATTATAGAATATAATGGCTAGAAAAATACGTTCTAGAAAAAGCAGACATTCTAGGAAAATCAGACATTCAAGAAAAAACAGACATTCAAGAAAACGTACACATTCAAGGAAACAATCTGGTGGAGAGGCTATAATATTTACACCTAAAAATTTTACCCATTTAATAAATGAATTCAATGAATTGGGTCCCGGATTTACGCGTTTTCAAATATCAGATAAAAATTCTGATGTAGTTTTAATTTCAGCTACAAGTAAAAGAGAATTTTTAAACAAAATAAATGAAATTATAAAAAATAGTGAAGATAATGCAGATATTCATTGGCAAAATTATCAAGTGGAAATTAATTAACATCTTTACATAGTAAAAATGTTAATTTGTTAGTTATGGTAAGGTTATTCATTTACTTATAAGAGACAAACTGATAAACTGGTTTAAAATAGTAAAATATTTAGATAACTTTAATATTCTCAGTCTATGTAGAAATTTCGAATAAAAAGGGTCAAAAGTATTCGTGGTTTCAAAAAATGGACAAAAAAAATGTCCAAAAATGACTTAGTGCTTTTTTTTCAGTGAAAATGGGTTCAAAAATATGCATTGTGAGCATAAAGGTCTGAACAATATTTTGAACATTGAAATTTTTGTTAGCATAATTTTTAAAAGTTTTTAAGGAAAATAATTTAGAGATTTTTTCTGTCCTATTTTTAAAGGACAAATGATGACGCAAAAATCGCAAAAAATCTCATGCAAATATTGTTGTGATTGCTGTGACTATTACACTAGCAACAAAAATGATTATAATAAACATATTTTGACGCGTAAACATAAAAACAAAATGAATTTAGTTACACCAAATGACAAAAAATCGCAAAAAGTCGCAAACATGTTTACGTGCATTTGTGGTAAAGAATATACTTATCGTCAAGGATTGTGGCAACACAAAAAAAAATGTTCATCTATCAATGCCCCCGACCAAGAAAAAGAAAAAGAAACAATTCAACAACCATCCAGCGATATTATGATGTCGTTGTTAAATCAAAATATTGAACTTCAAAAACAATTAATAGAATTATGTAAAGAGAAAAACACTGTTATCAATAACACAACAAATACAACAAATAATACTACAAATAATAACAATTTTAATCTACACGTATTTTTAAATGAAAAATGCAAAGACGCCCTCAATATTGACGACTTTGTCAAGCAAATTAAATTACAATTAAGCGATTTAGATATGATTGGAAGGGTTGGCTATGTGAATGGAATGAGCAAAATTATTATAAGAAATTTAAATGAGCTAGATGTGTGTAAACGTCCTATTCATTGCACTGATTTGAAGAGAGAAATTTTATATGTTAAAGACAATAATGCATGGGAAAAAGAAAAGGGAGAAAATGTAAAACTTAAAAAAGCAATCAAAGGAATAGAATGTAAAAATATTAAACAGATACCTCAATGGGTGGAAGAGAATCCTACATCAGAAGATACAGACACTAAAAAACACTTGGAGTACAAGAATATTGTATTAGAAGCCATGGGTGGTTCTATTTCGGAGGATGATAATAAGAATCACGAAAAAATAATAAGAAATGTAGCCAAAGAGGTAACAATTGATAAAACAATAAAATAAAACATTACACCCCAGGTCCCGCCAAATTTGTATGCAATTGCAACCGAATTTTCTTTTTAAACTTTTCTTCATCATGGAATAAATACAACTTATATTCGCGCAACGTATAATTATCTAAATCCTCTCTAAATGTTACACGAGACGCCATCTTTATTTCAGGTAAATAGACAACATATTGAAATAATCCATCATTTCTTGCTATTTTATCAAATACATAACCTAGATACACTTTATCCATTATTTCCGGAGAAGTAGAGCAAATATGCAGTAAATTACAATCGTTTTGTATCTTCCGAATAGAACGCATCGTTGTATTAATATATTCCAATTCATTCAGCCATTTATTATAAAATGCAGTTGCATTTTCTGATAAGGTTATAATCTTGTTATTTTTTTGAAACTGGATAATGTTTAACAGGTCCACCAATCGTCGTATGGGTGACGTAATATGTACGTAGGCATCCATTTCAAGCAAGTCGTGGGAAATCGTCTGACCATCTTCAAGACAACTTGCATCTATATATTGTCCAGCTGAACTATTCCATATTTTTATGAATTTACTAACATCCTCAGGTATATCCTCTGGAGTTATAAAATCACGTTTCATAATAGTAGAACGAAAAATTCCATTTTTATTTAAGAGCAGGTCTTTCGCAGAATTATAATTCATTAATATCATGAGATAACAGACAATTTCATGACTGTTTCTCACATTATTAATGTATTTGTATTTTCTTGACAATTTCTTGGTTGCTTCAAAAATTCTTTGATAATTTGAATCGGCCAACAAAGCAGGTTCTTCATAACAGTAATTTTTATAGACATTTATTTTGCAATTGGAGTACTTTATATCAACAATGGTATTCTCCCGGTTTATAAAAATATCCATTACAAAAGCAATGCGAGTATGATTAGATTGCAAACTGCATAGACAATCGGACAAAATAGTCGGCAACATAGGTCGCTTTCTGTCTGGCAAATAAATTGTAGAAATTCTGCGAGAAAACGAATCCCAAAGATTCAACACATCCATCCAGATGGTGACATTGGAGATGTATATACTTAGCTGCTGTATACCATCTCCCGCATCACAAATGCTGAACGCATCGTCAAAATCAAGACTGTTTACTGGGTCAATAGTAAAGATTTTCCACATACTTTTGTCAGTTCTGTCAACAATTTCTGGGTATTTCTTACTAATATTTTCAATAAATGCTTCATGGGAATGATTTTTCAATGCCTTGGATGTGTCCTTGGTAAATTTTTGAATAGAGGAATTCAAGCTTTTACAATAAAGCTGATATTCATAAAAATTATCTAATATATCAACTGGTCCAATCAGTTGAGATATCACACCATGAGGATGTTTATCTTTCCATTCTGTAAAATTAAATGTTACATAATGATTTGAAAACACCTTAGAAAATCCTACATTTTTCATTTCATATGAAATCAGAAACGTAGGTAGTCGTCTATCATCCGGAATACATTTATATAACAATTTTCCTTTTCCATTATCTCCTCGTCCGTATGTTTTATTTCCCTTCAAGATAAGAACACCGGGAATATTCTTTCCTACACGAATACTAGAGTGTAGGATTTTTAATTCTTTTGTTTCCGTGTCAAAAGAAAATACATCATTAGTGAACATTTTATGTTCAACAGGATGCAACCCTTCAATAGGCACATCCTTAAAATCAATCATATTAACATAGGTCCAATTTGTATAATCCCGGTCATTGATTAGCACTTTATATATTGGAGGTGTCATATACTGTATTATCGTGTAATCTTTAACTATATTTTATTATATTTATAAAGCATTCTCGTGCGTCTTATCAAGCTCCTCTTCTTTTTCTTCCTTGACAGGCTGAGAATCTTTGTGTAACTCTTTGATGTCGTGTTTTTTGGCGACTTCTCTCTTGACATTCTGAAGCTGAAGTGCATGCATTGCAATATGAGGAACAATGGCAGCAGTATTCATATATGTTCTGTATCTAAAACAATCAATACTAGAATTTTTTTCAAATTGAATACTGTACCACCAATAAGGAGGAATATTCATTGTTTTGCCAGGTGTTAGAACCACTTCCAAACATTTTATTTTGTCAAATTCAGCACTATATTGAGGTTGTACCTTCCAAGGATTGACAGGTGAACGGAACTCAAAGTTTTCATAATCTCTCACAGGATACAAGTATTTAAGACTTTGTGGCGGAGCTAATTTTACAGTGACCTTGCCTTCTGTCACAAGGAAAAAATTGCGATAATTAATTTCATATCTGAATGGAGTTTGTGTGCCGTCTGAACCTAACATGATATCATAATTACAGTGTGAGACCATCGGAGGACGAATAAACTCATCATTATATTGCATATGCTTAACAACACCTGTTTCTTGCAAAAATTCCATATTGTTTTCGGAAAAATAGGACGCCGTTTTATCCTCTTGAAACAGTTTCTTTGCTGAATGTAATGGAAGCGGCATATATATTTCACTACTGTAATCCGTATCCTTGGAATTTCTTATTTTAATTTCAAATGCATTATAATTATTTTGAAGATAGGTAACATTTGTATTTTGTAAAATACGTTCATTGTCAAAATCAAAAATGACGGGCTGTCGTAAATCACAAATTTCATCCAATTTATCCTTAGACGCCATGTCTAACTCATATACTTCTAAATCATTGCTTGTTCTTAAATGAAACTGAATATGAAGATAAATGAACAACACTAAACAAAATATGAAGAAGGCAATAAATATTTTTAACATAACTAATAACTAATAAAAACTCACAATTAATTTTTATTATTTATACTCATTGTTTTATCTCATTCTTCAATCTTTGGAGCAATAAAAAACATGACTGAACTGTTATTTCCTAAATCATATTTGATTCGCAGAGGTAATTGACCACTAATAGAGAACTCAATGTCAGACGATAATTTTGTAGTAATACACATTTTATGTATATACGTCAAACTATAAGAGATATCAATGATATCGCCTTCCGAAATAGAAAATTCAGACAAATCATCAATCGGAATATTTACCATCATCTCTCCACCAACACCCTTGGATATAATTTCAATCTTTTCCTCAGAGCATTTTAAATTCATAATCTCTCCAAAGATGGACAACTGTGAAACAATTTCATTCATTTTCTTGGAATTAATAGAAAACTCTGCATCATAGTCAACCGAAGGAATGCCCAAAGGTTCGTTATCAATATCTGCTAAAGGTAATTTAAAAAACTTGTTAAATTCTCCTTTTACATTTTTATCAGTGAGTAAATCAATTTCAAGAGCTTCTGGGTCATCATCATAATGAATACAAATGGTATGTTGTTCTTGCGTCATGGAAAGAATATTATGTAGAAACTGGGTTGTTATACAAATATTTTTATTGTCAACCTCATTGACAGTGTATTGCTCAAACCAATCAGAAAAAATTTTTACATCAAAAAGGCAAACATGTGCCTTGTCCATGCCTTGAATATACATGTTATCATTGTTAAAACATATGGTAATTACAGAAGAACACGATTTAAGCAATTGGAACAAGGAAATAAAAATATCCTTTTTAACTTTGTCCGAAATAGATAGAATCATAATAAACTATGATAATTTAGATTTAATATAGTTAATAATTATAATTATATTTAAAGATGCTGTTTATCAAAATAACATAAATGCAATGTTATATATGTGATGAAGGTCATGGGGTCCTGCTGGAATTACAACTGGTAATGTAATCTTAGGTTGAAATTGAAATCTTGTTAAATTCATAGTACTCGTATTTGTAATGTTTCTAATATTCCTAATACTTCTAATGGTTTTATTATTTTTAATTTTGTTTATCATAGAATAATTGTGAATCATTTTACATAGTAACAATGAGACCTGCAATAAACATAAAGTAATAATTAATGTAGTTAGTCTCAGCATGATTAACAGGGTTGCTTGTATCAAAAGCAAATAAATAAAAACTATAATCAATTTTTATTTATTCTCTATTTATTCCCTATTCATTCTCTATTCATTCTCTATTCATTCTCTATTCATTCTCTATTCATTTTCTATTCATTTCTATTCATTTTCTACTAATTGTATTTTTTGCTGTGTTTTTTTATCAATAAACATGCTAACAACACTGAATAATTTTGAAAATATATACGGAGCGTTATAAATATAACAAGTATTCAGTTTATCTGGAAAGGTTGTTTTTAACACTTCAGAAATTTGTTGGATAAAAGGAAAATATTTTTCAATATGAAGTAACGTAATAGAATTCATATTTACATGAAAAATAAATGTTTCTTGTTTTTTTAAAACATTTTGTATTGTAAAAACAATGTAATCTATAATTTTTTCGTAGCTGTCAGGTGTAGATATAAATTTAAAATATCTATAATCTAATACAATATCATTATTATGCATAGTAAAACAAAGTTTACAAAGAATATCACTAAAACAAATTTGTATTATATTTTTTTTTGTAATTTTTAAATGATCATCTCTTGAAAAAAACATGTTTACTTGTCGTTGAATAGTATCTGAATTTTCATAACTAGTGCTAGAAATCATTTATATTATATAATGATTATTTTCGTCATTATATAACTAAATAGTAAATAGTAAATACTGTTTTATTATTATTTTTTTGTTTTGTTTTAACCATACATTTGTCTTATTTCAGAATATGTCATACGTCTTCCGGTTTTTTTTATAAAATCATTTTCTCCACTTTTCATTAAATTTATAAGATTGGTTTCATTCACAGTATTCGTGGCTCTCATTTCTGCAAGTTTCTTTTCACCATCCTTTTCAAGTTGTTTTATTATGTCTTCAGTTTTCTGCACAGTCTTATTTTCCATACTATTTTTATTATATAGATAGTGTATCTTTAGGTCTTTTTGTTATTTATTCACTAGCAACAGGCACAGATTCTTCTTGAAGAAATTCTACATTTTCATCTGGCACAATCGTATCTAGTATACTTTCACTTACAATAATATTGTTGTCTTCCACTTGTTCATTTCCATTTCCATTTCCATTTTCGCTAAACACAATATCAGACAATCGTTGATTAGTCTGCATTGTAAATGACTGCAAATGCATCAATAAATCCTTTACCTGGGCAAGTTCAGCATGTAATACTTCAATAGCTTCTATGTCCACAGATTGGCTCTGAACTGGTGCAACAGGTGCAACAACAGGCGCAGGAGTCCTGGAAACCTTATCAACAATACTCTTCTGCGACTTCTCAAGTGCCTCCAATCGTTGAACAATATTTACAAGAACCGTATCATCCACAATGCGCGTATTATCACCCAAATTTCCTTGAACACCATCTACAGGCATATTTTGAACAATTTGCTCAACGCGACCCAAACGCAATGTAATCAATGCAATCGCATCTGAAATAGACATTTTCACATTCCCGCCCTGAGGGGGTACTTGTCCTTGTCCTTGTTGTTGTTGTTGCTGTCCAGGTCGTCCATTCATCTGCTGTTGTTGCATAGGCGGCGGCATGTCACCTCCAGCTCGTCTTGCTCTAGCTGCTGCATTTGCTCTTGAACTACTCATAATAAAGTAGTTATTATATTGTTTTTAACTCGTTTATTTAAAGAATTGTATAAAATACAATAAAACATATTTTTAAGCAACCATTTTCATAATAATTGGTGCATGGCTTTTGTATCCGACAACTTCAAAATCATCAACACAATAGTCATTAATATTCTCTCGGATTTGCTTTATTGAGACTGTAGGAAACTCAAATGGTTGTCTAGTAAGAATTTCTTTCATAGGTTCTACATGGTCTTCATACAAATGAGCATTTCCCATAAAATGAATAAATTCATAGGCTTCTAATCCACAATGTCTAGCTAATAAATGAGTCAAAAAAGAATACGATGCAATATTGAAGCTTGTTCCAAGAGCACAATCATTAGACCGTTGAAACAAAGCACACGATAACTTGTTCCCATCATGAACATTGAATTGACACATCACGTGACAAGGTGGAAGCGCCATTTGATTCAACTGCTTTGGATTCCATGCAGTCATGATAAGGCGTCTACTATTTCTTGTTTCTGGATTTTTCAGTTGGTCAATGATTTGTTGCAGCTGGTCAACCCCGTTATAAGGATAATCATCTGTCAAATGTTTGCCACTGAAACAATTATAATTTGCACCAAATTGTCTCCATTGATAGCCATAAATAGGTCCCGCCATACCATCTGGATATATTGTAAGACCTCTAGAATCCAAAAATTCACGGCTTGTATTTCCATCCCAAATATGAACACATTGTTGCTGCAATATTTTGTTATCCGTTTCTCCACGAATAAACCATAAAAGCTCTTTTAAACAAGTCTTCCATGCTGTTTTTTTAGTAGTTAAAATAGGAATTCTTCCGTTTTCAAGAGAGAAACGCATAGTCTCACCAAAAATACTGAGTGTGTTTCCATTTCTGCCTGTTTCCAAGGTTCCCTTCTCAATAATTTTTTGAATTAAATTAACATATTGCATTTCTTCAGAATTTACACTCATAACTCTCTCTATAAAAAAAATGTAGCAATGTTTTTATGCCAGTTTAGGAAGACTTTATTTTATAAAAGACAGGAATTACATATTTTAATTTCTTTTTATAAAACATATGGACAGTCTAGACGATTCAAAATCATCAAAATTGGGATTTTTTAAATATGTTTTTAATTTTGACGATAATACAAAAGCCGAATTATTAAATACTATTCAATATGCATTAATCGCATTTGTTCCTATTATAATTTTAAACAAGGCAATGCAAAAATTTGTTCCCGAGGCAGATGAAGAAAAGGGTAGTTTGGAACTTTTAGCAGAAGTAGTTCTTCAAATAGTTATCATGTTTATTGGTTTATTTTACATCAATAGAATTATTACTTATATTCCAACATATAGTGGAACCAAGTATCCTGATTTCAGTGTGACCTTTATTATTTTAGCTGTTTTGTTAATAACATTAAGTTTACAAACAAAACTAGGAGAGAAAGTAAGTATTTTATTTGACAGATTAGTTGATTTATGGGAAGGTAAATCAGCTGATGATAAAAAGAAAAAGGGTAAAAAAACAGGGAATGTGAAAGTGTCTCAGCCAATTGCAGGTCAAAACCAGGTGCCAAATAATGCAAGTGCTATGGGGAATTCATTATATGGAGGTATGAGTCAAGGAACAACCTCCATTAGTAGCTTGCCGACCGAACCAGTACAACAAAATGCACCAGACTATAATGCAATGTATCGTAATGATACAACACCAATGCCAGGGGCGGCGACACCTGGTATGGGAGAGTCCTATGGAGGCATGATTATGGCAGCCAATGAGGTGCTAGGCGGCAGCGCATTTGGAGCCAATTGGTAAACAAATAAAAATAATAAACAAAAAAATTAACAAAAAAAATTAACAAAAATTAATAAAAATTAATAAAAATTAATAAAAATTACAATTACAATTACATATAAAAATAATTTTATATATGTAATAATGGATATTGATAAATTATCAAAAGCATTAGACAATGAAGAAAATTCAAAGTTTTTAAACTTAACATCTGCTAAAATTAAAAATATGAAATTGGAAATATTACATGAATTGCAACTTTCAAAAGATGAAATTACAGAAATAATGAAAAAGCTAAAAGACTACATGTATGTGGATGAAATGTCTGAATTGCGTTATGGTGCCTTTATACGATGGATACCTATTAAAGACCCAGATAATGTTTATTTGACACCGGGAGGCATTCTATGTGAAATTAAAGTAACAGACACTGGTGTTTCTCTCACATGTAAAAATTTTGCCCACAAACACTATACTATTACAATGGACGAATGTCTTATTTTTCAGAAATTATCTGGAGAACAACAGGTTTTAATATCAGCCATGGATTATTTGGAGAAATAGTAAATAATTTAACGTCGGTGTTTTCTCGTTTTTGTTTTTGTTTTATTACATGGACAGTCCTTAAATAGCCCAGGAATAAATTTTCCAAGTTGTATAAGTGAAATTTCATCCGGTAGTAAATTGCGTTTCCCGTTAGAAATCATTCTTCCATTCTTATAATGTTTAACACTTTTGTGTCCCTTTCCTTTCTTGATAAGAACTTTGCGAACTGTCTTATTTCCCCCGTGCTGGTGTATTTGTGTATTTGAATAATTGAACTTTTCAGAATCCACCGACATATTTTATATATTTTAGAAAGAAAAATAAATGAATAAATATATAAAATGAAAGAAGTATACGTGCATTTGTTTCATATATTAGTTGTTGGTTCCCTATTTTTATATGTAGGCATCAAATCAACAGCTACTCCAACATTTATGTTTCCGATTTTACTTGGATTAGGCGTTGTTATTATATTATATCATGGATACAAAACATTTGTTAAATTATCAGCACATAAAAATCCATGGGTGAATTTATTTCATATATGTATTGTAGGACCTTTACTCATTTATATTGGTTATAATAAACAGGCAACTCCTAGAGCAGCTTATGAATTCTTGTTAATGTTAGCCTTTGCGTCCATTGGATATCACGGTTATTATGTAATTCAAAATCAATAGTATCCTATCCTAATCCTAATGCATCTTTATCCATTTTGAATTAACCACAGAGTCTACACTTTCAAGAGCACCTTCAACCCAGCCTTGATTAAGACTCACCATTTCACCAACAACAAGCATTCCTGGCATGGGATGTTGAGCATGTGTAATAAAATCTTTACGATTCTTAAAAGGACCTCGTAATGGTTCATAATAATGAGTACCTATAGGCCAATAAAAATCCATTAGTGCATTTAAATGAAGAGACCCTTTAGGAATACCTAATGCTTCCTCTAGTAAGTCACAAAAATAATCTCTATTTTTTGGTGTATTTTCTAGGCGATTTTTTAATAAAACAGCATCTTCATTATCCGTGTATGCAATCATATATACACCTTTGTTCTGGTCCATGGGTATTATTTTTTTAAGAGGCCCTGGAACAACAGTAACACCCTGTACATATTGTTGGATGATTGGTATGGAAGCCTTTGAAAATTTTCCATATAAACGCAAAAAAGGTTGTCCATGAATTTGTTGATATATGCTATTTTTGGTAGACGCTCCAGGAACCAATTTTAGAACACTGCTTATTGTAGTCGCTAAAATAACTTTATTGCAATATACGAGAGATTTTTTATTATTTTCGTTATCCACATCAAGATGAAGAACAAAGGTTCCATCTGGTTCACAATCAATGCTTGTAACATTACTAGAAACACAAATATTATTATTACCTATTTTCTTAGAAATGGTTTCAATTAAAAGCTTCCATGGAATATGAAGAGCTGTCCAACTGCCATAATTATCATCAAATCCATAATTATATAATGTATCATAGGCATCTTCATTTTCATAATCAGTATAACCAGCACAAATTGTAAAGTTTTTATACAATTCTGGACCCAAAATAGGCAATGCAAATTCTTTAAATGTTTTAGGTTTTATCCCATGCGTTTCTTTATATTGTTTTTTTAATATTGTAAATACTTTTTTCACATTACATGGTGGAGAAATTGTAGTAGGATAATGATGACTAGTAGTGAATTCATTATAAGGTACTTTCAGTTCTTTTAATAATTTAATTAACAATGTATCTTTTTCCTTTCGTCCTACACCAGCACCATTCACAACAGTCGTTCCTTGAAAAATTTCATTGCTCGTTCTTCCACCTAACCATTTTTTTTTGTAGCGTTCTAACACAAGTATTTTTGTTTCTGGCGACAATTTCAAAATTTTATATGCACTATAAAGTCCTGCAATTCCTCCGCCAATTATAACAATATCATATCTATTATGTTTTGACATATAAATATAATAGATAATAAATAATAAATAATACACTTTTATTTTTTATTTAACGTCTTCGTTGAGTTTTTTTATTTCCAATCATTCTTTTATTTTTTTTGTTTGTTTTTTTTGTTTTAGTGACAACTATGTTCCTGCCATTTGTGCATTTAAATTTACCACGGGTTAATCCTTTGCGATTTATAACTGTTTTGGTACAAATACCGATTGCCCTTGCTTCATTTTCAGGACCTCCTACTTTCTTAATACAAGAACACAATTTTTTAGCTAAAATATTCTCAGCGCTTTGTTTTAGATGCTGTTTATTTGTTGGAATATGTAAACCATAATAAGTAAGTATTTTAGAATAATCAGTATTTGTTATTTTGGGCATATATTAATTTAAACTAGGTAAATATTATTTTTGTGTATAAGTTCATAAATTAAAAATATAAAATTTGCTTAATTTATAAAAAATGGAATGTGAATTACAAGAAGAACCACAAGTTCAAGAAGACCCACAAGTTCAAGAAGAGCCTCCAGTTCAAGAAGAAGAACAACAACCTGCTCCTCAAGAAGAGCCTCAAGTTCAAGAAGAAGAACAACAACCTGCTCCTCAAGAAGAGCCTCCCTCTGAACAACCTGCTCCTCAAGAAGACCCACAAGTTCAAGAAGAAGAGGAACCAGTTCAAGAAGACCCACATGTTCAAGAAGAGCCTCCAGTTCAAGAAGAGCCTCCAGTTCAAGAAGAGCCTCAAGTTCAAGAAGAAGAACAACAACCTGCTCCTCAAGAAGAGCCACAATCACATCCATTTACCATACCTAAAAGAATATTTCAAACCCACAAATCTATTCAATACATTCAAAGAAACCCTACTTTACAAAAAGCTTTACATTCATGGAGACAATTTGTTCCTGAATTTGCGTATCATTTTTATACAGATGAAATGTGTGATGAATTTATGAAAAATGTAATGGTTGAAGAATTTGGCCATGTTATATATGATGCCTATAAAAAACTTCCCATGGCAGTAATGAAAGCCGATTTATGGAGGTATTGCATTATCTACAAATATGGTGGCATTTATGCTGATGTAGATACTATTTGTCTATGTAATCCAAATATATTTACAATGTATGATACCATGCTTGTGTGTGCACCAGAAAATCAAGTTCATCTGTGCCAATGGACCTTTGCAGCACCAGCAAAATCACCATTATTAAAATCAATTATTGAGTTGTCTATTACACGAATAATGAATATCCCTCAAATTAAAGGAGAACATGTTATCCATTTTTTAACAGGTCCCGCTGTTTTTACAGATGGCATTGAAAAATATTTTACTGAAAACAACATGACAATCTTTGCAAACAAAAATGAATATTATCGTTATAAAAATTCCGCCATGATTTGTTTTTTAACAAGTAGATTTCACAATAAAATGATTAAACATTTATTTGCTGGGCAAACTACGGACGGATGGTATTATGAACGGTTCCAACGATTAATGTAAAATGTTTTATTTGTTTTATTTGTAAATTTTTCGCAGACTCCATAATTTGGAATAATGTTCAACCTTTTTGAATTTATCTTGTTCATCATAATAACCATTGTACATTTTTAATATAGCTACATTTTTATAAAGAATGAATTTATCATTGGTTGGTCTATTCCAAATATGTTCTAATTCTATATTTTTTTTTTCATCACTACTCATTATTTTTGCTACTAATCCAGGACCCGTTGGGTCTACACAATTACCACCATAATATCTATTTTTAACATTTTCAACAATTTGATGAATACACTTTAATAATGTAGCATTTTTTGGCATAACAGCAATCAATGCATTATAAATGCCATTTTTTCCAATATCAAAAACCCAGTGTTCCTTCTCAGTTAACTCAATAAAACGAAAACTATTGATACATGAGTATTTAATATCCAAATAAATTCCTCCATGTACATACAATATACAATATCGCCATAGGTCTGCTTTATATGCACCAGGTAATAAAGAGTCAAATGCATTTACAATACTGGAATCAAAATTATTTACAATGAATTCTCTACAATCTTCATCATCAAACAAAAAATATTCAAAATTTGGGTGTTTGTTTTTAAGTTTTTCAACAGCTATTTTCATATGTGGTGGTAAATTTTTTGTATGCCATGTCTGGAATATTTTTAAAGGAATAACACTATTATATTTTACTTTTTTAAACATTTTATATTGTTGTATTCTTTGTTTTTGTAGTTTTACTAAATTTACACTATCCAATATCTGTCGTTGTTTTTCTTCTTGAGAAAGAAATAATTTTTCATTTATTTTTCCAGACAACATATAACTTGATTACAAAAAATATTTGTAAATATAACTAGTAAACTATTTTAACTATTTTAACTATTTTTTATTTTTTATCGTAGAAAATAAATAATGCAATATTGTTTTTTCATTGTACTCTTTTTCATAATCACACTTGTATGTTAACTTATATAAAGGTGTTAATTTATTTTCTATAGTAGAAATCAAACCGTCCGTAATTTTATTAAACATTCCAACTGTTTGTAAAAAATGGGGTCCTATACCAAAATTAGACAAATTTGATTGCATAACTGGAACATCATCAAAAATCTGTTTAAATTGTTTATTTTCCATATATAATTTGTTAAACAGAAAATGTATAATTAAATACTCTATGGGTTGTTGATTATTATTAAAATGGGAAATAATTTCTTGTTCCCATTGTTTAGTTAAGTAATTATTTGCTTCAGAATAAATAAACCAGGATGCTATAAGAATATCCTCATTGGGTTTTGAAAATGCAAAAAAACCTGTTTTTGTAAGTGGTTCTAACCATTCATCTAATGACCGATTACAAAATGTAGTAGCATCAACCCAAACACCACCATATTTATTTAATAAAACGACCCTAAGTATATCTGATAAATGGTTCAATGATACATTCAACTGTTTTTTATCCAAATTGATAAAATTATTCAAATTCAAATAATCAATCTTTACAACATTCCAAGTAGGATTATAATGAATCCAAGATTGCAAACAGTTTTTAACAATGTATGGGGCATTATCAAATCCCTGAAACCAACAAATAAAAATTGTTTTGTTTAATGGCATTGTATTATATAAATTGTAACTTCTATTTATTACATTTTTATTACATTTTTTATTACATTTTGTAAAATAATTTATTTTTTGTACATATTTAAAATATATAAATATCTTAGATGACTCTTAAATCAAAGATAGTTATACTAGATATTGATGAAACAATTGGGTATTTTGTAGAATTAGGAATATTTTGGGATTCATTAATTCACAGTCTAGACAGCAAAAAAAAGTTATCTCAAAATGATTTTAATGATGTCCTAGATTTATATCCTGAATTTATGCGTCCAGACATTATGTCTATTTTCCATTTTCTAAAAAATAAAAAGGAATCTAAACAGTGTCAAGGGGTCATTCTTTATACAAATAATCAAGGTCCAAAAGAATGGGCTTATTATATTAAAAATTACATTGAAGAAAAGTTACAATATAATCTATTTGACCAAATGATTCACGCTTTTAAAATAAATGGTAAAAGAGTAGAATTAAATAGAACAAGTCATGATAAATCAATGAAAGACCTAATCAAATGTACCAAGCTGCCGCAAAATACAGAGTTTTGTTATATAGACGACACGTATTATCCTGATATGGTACATGATAATGTTTATTATATTAAAATTAAACCCTATACACATGATTTACATTTTGATGTTATGCTTCATAGATTTATCAACAGTCATATAGACATAAGTAAAGCTATTCTTGAAGTGTCAACAAAAGAGGATTTTACTAATTTTATGAAAAAAACTATGAATCAGTTTGAATTTATTTATCTTGGAAAAAACAAAGAAGAATACGAGATTGACAAAATAATAACAAAAAAAACAATGGAATATTTGCAAACTTTCTTCAATAAAAAAACATCTCCAAGAGCAAAAACATCTAATATAAAACATAAACATAGTAAAACAAACAAATCAAAAACAAAAAAAATATATTCTTATTCTTATTAGTTATCTATATGTAGTTTTTGTATGACTGTATTTTTTGCATTTTTTAAATAATTTACTAGTATAGTATTTACCGCAGTTGTGGTAAATAAAAACAAACCAGCAGTAAATACTATTTTTCTATCTAATTCAGTAAAATGAATATGTCTAAAAATATTAAAACGCCATAATAAAAATAAACTTATATAAATTTTAATATAATAATCTAAGACCTCTAAATACTGTGGAGCTTTCTTGAATATTCCAAATACAAAGAGACCATATAATAAATAGGTTACAATAATAAAAATATTAAAAAATGTATTTTGTGCTTTGTTCAATTCTTTGGAAATCATAGGCATACTATAGGACTATAAAAAAATTTTCATCAAACATTATGGCTCTGTACAATATCATTATACATTTTCAATGTCCTTGCACTGGCATCGGTTGCTTTTACATAGTTTGGCATCCAAAAATAAGGAACAACATTTTCTAATTCATGATAATGTTTTTCAAATAAGGTTCTATAATATATCTTTTCTGTTGTATCCGGTGTATTATGTTTATATTTAATATTGTATTTTAAATTTTCAGCTATAGACGGAATAGATTCTTGAATAATTTCATATAATGATCTACTGGTTTTACTAACCCCATCACTAAATGCTTCCTTGGTTCTCCACAAAATACAATCAGGTAATAATTGCTTTCCTTCCAAGGTAGTAAAATTGTCTTGACTGAATGCAGAACGCAATAAATATTTTTCACATTGTTTATTTCCAGGATGAAAACGCAACTCTGGATGAATGCTAAGATAATATTGAACCCATGTTCTATCTAAAAATGGTGTTCTAGGTTCTAATCCATGGGATGATATACATTTATCGGAACGCAATACATCAAACGCATGAATATCTTTCAAAAGGCGTCTACATTCTTTGTCAAACTCAATAGCATCAGGTGCTGCATGCATATATAAATAACCACCACATAGCTCATCTGAACCATCACCATTAAAAATAACCTTTGCATCACTATGCGATGCAATATACTTTCCTAGTAAATAGTTTCCAATACTTGCTCTTACCGTAGTTGTATCATAACTTTCAATTGCATATATTACTTCTGGAATTGCATCTACAAATTCTTGTTCGGTCAATACAATCTCGGTGTGATTTGTTTTTAAATAATCTGCAACCATACGAGCATATTTTAAGTCTTCCGAGCCTTCTAGTCCAATACTGAATGTCTCCAATGGTTTTCTATTTGGTAAGGTACTACATATATCATTCACAATAGCAGTAATTAAACTGCTGTCCAATCCTCCGGACAATAGACAAGCAACTGGTCGTTCTGTAACCAACGTTCTTTTTTTAACAGCTTCATACAAATAATATTGAATATTTGAAATTACTTCACTTTTCCCTCTTGTAGGATAATTAATAATGCTTGTAAAACCTGTAGTATGATATCTTACATATTCCTTTTTTGCAAACCAATTCGCCGACACAGTAAATGGCATGACAAATTTTGAATAGGTGCCTGGTTGAAAATGTTCTACTGTATAATTTAACATTTTAGTATAAAAACAGGATAATACTTTTAACTCAGATGCAACACCATAAATATAATTATTTTCTTGGAAATGAGAATTATTTTTACTACGCGGTTTTAACACATATAAAGGCCTGACACCATATGGGTCTCTAGCAATATAAATTTTATTACTAGTACCATAAATATTAGAATCAAACAAAATAAAAGAAAACACACCATCAAGCATTTGTAGAGTCTGTCTCATACCATATTTTTTATATAAATGAATAATGACTTCACAATCGGATTGAGTAGTTGGTACACAATCCATCATTTTGTACAACTCTTTATAATTGTAAATTTCTCCATTGCAGATTAAAGCAATATCATTTACAAGTATGGGTTGATTAGAAGCAGTATTTAGCCCATTGATTGCCAAACGATGAAATCCAAAAACACATTTATTATTAAAAGTATGTAGTTTAGAAAATTCGGGACCTCTATTTTGTCCCTTCATAAATTGTTCATGGATAAAACTTTCTTTGAAAAAGGCGTCGTTGTTTAGTAAAGAAAAAATACCACACATACTAGGAACTCTTACTATTCATATATTCTTTAGTTTCTTTATATGTATTTAATATAGGTTTTAACATCAAATTATTATATAATAGTATAGTAATGGCAACTCCTACTCAAGGAAATTATGAATGTTCATCTCAAATACACAATTCTATAAATACAAGAATTTATGATAGAAATATTCCATCCCATATGTTACAACCCTATCTAAGTGTACGGCCTGTTATGACAAAATATTCAGTCATGCCGATTGTTGATCCTAGAGCGCCAATAAAGACACCATTTAACCAACAACCTGTATATAATACACAGCAAGTCTTTAATCCTGGAAATACTCAATCGCCTTGGTCTGGGTTTGCTACAAATATAAATGTAGAATCCGAATTAAGAAACCAGGTGTTTGCTTTACAAGCATGTAGTCAAGCAGTCTATGTTCCCAGTAGTAACAGCGATTTATATAAATTTAATTTTAAAAATAATAAAAGTTACCAACAACCCTTTCCTAATTTGTTTCAAAAAGAACACTTTAATTTATTCAATCCCAATCCAGAAAATATTGGTCAAGGATTATTTCAAAATTGCACAAGACAACAGATTAAAGATTTAACACCAGACAATATGTGTAAACCAAAACAAAATTCTAATCCAAAAAAATAATCCAAAACTATAAATTATATAATAAAATCATATAATATAATATAATATATGACACTTTATTATATTATTTGGTTTTTACTTGGAGCGGTTACTTCTGCACTACAAATGATATTTATTAAAAAATATACAGATACCAAATCTTTATTTTGGGTGATTTTATCATTACTTTCAGCTTGTATTATGTTACTGTCGTATGCAAAACTTGTTTTTAACAACGATATAACAATAATTTATCCAGCAATCAAAATATTATCTATAGTAATTGTTTCAATCATAGGATTTTTTGCATTCAATAATAAAATAAGTACAAAATCATTTATAGGAATATTATTAGGAATAGTATCTATTTATTTATTATCACATAAAACATAAAACAAGTTCAACAAACATTATAAATTTCTTCGTATACAAATATACAATGATAGAAACAGATATAACATTGAAATGTTTAATGAATTCAAAATATTTGAATACGAATACTACTGTTTCACATAAATCTGTAAATAAAAAAGATAAAAAATTTTATAAAAGACGTATATTTGACCTTACAAAACAATTATTAAATAATGAGAAACCTGAAAGAATGTATCCAGACGTTACAAGTGCATTTGATATGTATGCAAACATTTGTATAGAATATTTTAAAATTTTAGACAAAACCGATATAATTCAAGAAGATTATGATAATATTCTTGCTATGGTAGATGCTAAGAATGAAATTCCTGTAGAGAATAATCAAGAAGAAATTAACAAATTATTAATGCGTTCTATAAAAATTACAGAACCAAATGCATTAGAAAAATTAGTAAAAAGGACATCTACACAAGTAGCAAAAAAACCACCAATTATTCCGATTCAAAAAGATATTAATTTGCATGACCCGGTATTAAAAAATAAAGGAATTCGTAAAAAGAATAATATCATGAATACATATGAGGAAAACTCTAAAAAAGAAACAAATGAAACACTCCATAAAACATAAAAAATCTGGCACAACAACAACAACAAGAAGAAATCAAATATTTAGAGAAAAAATGGCCAAAGAATTGCATTCTGTAAAATTACGATGCAGTCCTAAAACAGCAAATAAAAAATATACATGTCTAGAGGATGAAACCTTGTATAAGCTTAAAGATTTATGGAATGCTCGTCATCCCGAGTCAGTTATTGTTTCTAATGATGCGAGAGAAATATGGAGTCAACTAAATAATAAATTAAAAGGAGTATGCAATAAAGAATCCTGTTGGTTAAAGCAAAAATTTGTGAATGGAAAATTAAATAAAGAATTAGAAACATCCTTTGCACCAGTTTCTCCAAAGGAATGGAGTAAAAATCCTAATGAATGGTTATCTAGCACAGACATATTGGACGTAATGAAACAATATGAGAATACGTATAAATGTTTTGATTTCATAGGACCGTCTCCAATTGATTTTGATACACATAAATTATACGGTGAATGTGTATGGGAAGAACTTTGTCATTTTAATATTGAAGATGAAATAAAAAATAAACGTTTTAAGATAGGCATCATTTTCAACTTGGACCCTCATTATAAAGGCGGTTCCCATTGGGTTAGCATGTTTATTAATATTAAAAAGGGAGAGATATTCTTTTTTGACAGCGCTGGTGATAAAGCTCCTAGACAAGTGATGAAATTGGTAAATAGAATTATAAAACAAGGTAAACAATTAAAAATACCAATTCATTTTAAATTTGACCAAAATCATCCTGTAGAACATCAATATGGGAATACAGAATGTGGTGTTTATTCTCTTTACTTTATTGCTCACATGTTAGAGGATAAACATGACAGTACCTATTTTAAAACACACAAATTAAACGACAAATATATAGAGCAATTTAGAAAGGTTTATTTTAATAAAGAACTCTAGAGTTAAAAATATATAAATAATTGTTGTATTATTATTTATATACTACAAATTATGATAAAATCAACATCATCAAATTCAACCGCAACTATTGATTTTATTACTACAGAGAATATTGAATTGTTATGGGAAATTATTTTAGATGACATTAAAGAATATTTTAAAACACCAGACCAAACAAAACATGCCAGAGATTTTTTTATTAGTCAAGCTGCTATTTTTTATGAAAGAGAGAAATCGTCAAACCAAAATTTAATACAATTAAATAAAAAATTTATTAGCCAAATCATGGTTAGTTTTAGTAGTTTAAAACAGCCTCATGCTTCCTTATCACAAAAACCTCAACCCCAAGATACTGCTTTTACAATTGAACAATTGCATAAACAACGCATGGATTCATTTAAAAATTCTCTTGAAAAAAGAAAAGAAGATTTCAATCATTCCATGGTAGTACCTGTTCCTGAAACACCGGATTTTTCAGACAATACAAAAGATGAACCAATTGGAAGTGCAATGGGAGATTTGATTGCAAGGACACTGGCGCAAAGAAATTTTGAATTAGAAAATATTCATAAAAGTGTAACAAATAAAGAAGCTATTGCAAGCTGGTTACAACCGGCTGAAACATCTATTAAGACTGAAAAAATACAAAACAATGAGAACAGTAAAATTACTATGGAACAAAAACAAACGCAATATCAATATGTTCACCAAACAACACCAAAATTAATACAAATTGGACCACTTTTGGAAAAAACTGAATTGACCGATGAACTTGAAAGCCAGGTCCCTCCACAACGCGCGGATAAAAAACAAATCACCTGGGGGAAAAATTCCGAATATGAAGCATCACCATTATCACCTCAAAATAATATTTTCTCAAAATTAAAAGTTGTTAAAGAACAAGGACAATCGCGAGAACAAGAACAATATGTTATAAAAGAGGAACTGAATGCAATGAATGAGAGAATAAATTCTTTGAATGATAAAATAAATGAAATTTTGAATTTACTATCCAATGAAAATAAAAAAATTGAATGATAGCAATAGAAATAACAATAACAATAACAATAATAATAATAAATATAATCTATCATTATTATTAAATGAAGTTAGTACGTGGAATCTTTCTATGTATAAACATTTTCAGTGTATGTAGCATATTACCATATTATCCATGGTATAGAATTCCATATAGACTACAAACAAAAACTAAACTACGCGCAATGGAATATGATATTATTTGGGATAGTGGTGAAGTAAATTGGGGGTTTGATAATTACTATTTTAGTGACAATGATAATGAAAATAGCAACCTTGATAACATAAATACCAATAATACAATTTTTGTATACCCTATAACACAAACAGTAAAAAACCAAATTAACCAAATAACACCATTATATAATACAATTGAACAAGACCAAAATAAGATGGCAACATTATCCGCCATTGTAAAAACAACATACAAAGAAACATTTAAAATAAATGATGTTATTTTTAACCTTCAAAACAATCTAAATTTTATCCCTACTGAAATATTTCTCTTGACATTGCTATCTGGACTAATAATCTCGTATAATAAAACAAAAGAAACAGAAATAATACGTCTAAAAAAATTATACAAATATGATTCAAGAACAACATATTTTGAAAAATATTCAAAAAACAGACGACTTATTATGATTCTAGTCATTGTAATAACGTGTTTGTTCACAAAAAATGTTCAACGTGCGGAGTAACTTAAATCTTTCTAATGACAACACCTGCAGGGGTTTGTTCTGCAGTTGCAACTAAAACCGGTTCTACTTGAGGGTTCTCAAGAGCCCGATGATAACTGTCCCAGTCATATAAATTTCCATGCGTTTTGTCTATTTTACGATAAATATATTTTTTCCCACGGAACTCGTATGGTTTTCCACGCCATTCAATCATCTTTTTATTCATTTTTGTAGAAGTATCTGGTTCTTCTTTTTTATAACTTGGAATATAAGAAAATGCAGTAGGCGATGGTTCTCCAAATTGCAAGCAATGTAATTGTTCTTTATTACCACGTTTAGAATAAATAGCACAGTCAATAGATGCCTCTTTAATTGCAGTTAGTAATTTGGAACTAAGTTCTTCTTTAATTGTTAATATTTCATACAAAGCTTCATCACTACTGAATGGAATAAAATCCTTCTTGTCTTCACTAATTGGATATTGACGTTTACTTTTATCCTTTCGTTTTAATTCAATAGATTCACCACTTTCAATTTGCTTTTTTGAAAACGTCATCAAATACAAAAATACCTCAACAGTTTGAAGGGCTTCTGGCAAATCTTTGTGACTGCAAATTCTCCTAGCTCTTCCTACAACTTGGTCAATGCGAGCAGGATGCCAATATGGTTCCATAATATGAACATATCGCGTGCTACGTAAATTAATACCTTCAGAACCAGAGGCAGTAATCATTAATACTTTAATAATTTCACCCATGTGGTTATTATGTGCAATTTGTTTTAATTCAGCAGTAATAGGAGATTTAACATCCCAATCACTATTATAAATATTACGAATAATTTCCTTTTCTTCCGCGGATTCTGTACCTGTGTATAATGCATACATAGGTTTTCCTCTGTTTTCTTCGCTAATATCTAAATTCCAAACACCACTTGCATCTTTTTTAATTTTAAATCGTGTATAACCATTTGCATCTAATACCATAGTAAATATACCAATACCTTCAAGTGTTCTAAATTGACTATATACTAAATGCAATCCAATATGATGAGGATCTTGAATATTTTCTAAGATGTGTAAATATTTTGGACTATATGTTTGCAATCCTTCGGGAGATAATATTTCCTGTTCATGTTCTTTTACGTAGTGAATAGCTGTTTCAATACGTTTTTCATACGTTGCGTCCGCTAATTTTTCAATTACTTCATCTCCTTCCACTTCACCATCCCATGCTTGACCTTCTAAATCATTACTACCTTTTTTATTGGTCTGTTTTAAAGCATCCTCATATATATTTTCAAGTTGTGTCGCCTCTTCTTTTTCCTCTTTTGGAAGAGGACGTCCTGGCGGTTGAGGCATGACAAAATTGCAATATAAACGTGAAAAAATACGATAGGTTGAGGTAGGGTCTTTATAAATACCATTTTCATCAACGACACCTTTTTTCTGCTTAGAACTTTTTTCTTGTTTTCTCTCTTGTGCTCTTGCTGACTCATATACAGTGAATTGATAGTCACTCATAGGAATTTTAATCACATGAAAATCTGTCAATTTGTCGTACCTAGGCATGAGAGATTCTTGGGTACTTCTAAAATAGGAAGTTAATCCAAGAATACGTCGTTTAAACATGTCTATATTTTTTGTATCCCCCGTTTCCAATTTAATAAACATTTCGGCAAAATCATCAAACTTGTCAGGAAGTGCCTTTTGATAGGTAATTCTAATACCGGATGTATTTACACTTATTTTATTACCTTCTAGAATACTTATAATTCTGCGTTCAAAATCCGCATCACTAATGGTTCCACGGTCTTCTGTATGCAATTTACCTTTTTCATCACGGTATTCCTTCTTTTTATTTGTAACACCGTGATATCCTGTTTCTGTTTTATATTTATTTTCAAATCCAAAAGGGTTTCTGGTAACGGTTATCACTTTATCCTTTGAATAATCTATGTAATCTAAGACTTTTTCTCTCGCAAATATTTCCTGTAATCGTTCTTTACTTGTTGATTGTCCAGTTTGGGTATCTAATGGAATCTCCCATGTCTTGATGTATCCACGCAAAATATTGAAAAGTATTCCAATCTCATTAGGATAATTAATAATAGGTGTTCCTGACAATAAGACAACTCTAGCATTTTTTGCGCTTAGTAACAAATCATATAAGATAAGTGCTAATGAATAAGGTACACGTTCTTTTTTACCGTTTCTATCAATAGGCACATCCTTTTCCTTTGCAATCTTGTTAACAATTCTACTGATAAAATTATGAGCTTCATCAATAATAACAACTGCATCATCAAATATGTTTGTTTCAAAATTATTTGTCATATCTTTTAATTTATCTCGGCGCAACCCATTATAATTAATAAATCGGTATTTATATTGAATCATCTCATCCAGTTGCTCATCTAAACTATGAATTTCTGATGCTTCCAAGGTATCATAATTGCTTGGTTTTGTTGTGTTTATTAACCAAGCACCATTTTTTCTGTTAATATATTCAACTGATAAATTGAGAACCGTTGATAATGTCTCCACTGCTTCTGGATGTTCTCTCGTTGATACCCATTGCCAAAACTGATTTTTTTTGTAAATAGAATCACCACATTTTTTCAACTCCTCCATATAATTTCTGCGTAATGAAGCTGGTGTCATGACAATAATTTTTTTTGAGCTTTTAAATCCTTCTGCAATAGCAATGGACGTGCAACTTTTGCCGGTACCTAACCCAAAATAAAGTAATAGACCACGATAAGGTGTATATAAATTCAAATAATCACGAACCAATTTTTGATGAGTCAAAAGAGAAAATTCTCCGGAACTTTGTCCAATTGTTTCACATGATATTTCAGTGGTATCATCCATGACCTCATCACGGTAAGACCCAAATAGAGAATTAATAAAATTAACAAATTTTTCTCTATTGTTCATAAAATAACTGGACACTTTGATATTGACATGTGGTTTTTTAGGCGGCAAACGTGATATGGTTTCAACACTATCAATATCAACCCATTCTTCTGGAGGAACAAGAACAACCCCTTTGGTTGGACGTTTTGTCCTACGTCTTGTAGGTGGAACCAGTTCTTCTTTTTCTTTTTCTTTTTCTTCTTGCACTGGTTCTTGTAGTAGTTCTTCCTCTTCCTCTCCCTCTCCCCGTTTTTCTTCATCTTTTTCCTCTTGAAGTCTTACTAATTTGTTTGATATCTTTTTTGCCCTTTTTTTTGGTACTTCCGCCTCTAAAGAAGGTACAACATCACTAGTTGTCTTGAGATTCGGTTTTGAAACTATTTTTGTTAACTTATGTTCTTTTAATTTTGTTAATAATGTTTCTCTAGTAAAGCCTGTATTTTTTCCACGTTCATCCACAATGGTTACTTTACTTATTTCAACTTTTTCAGGAGCTGTTGGAACAGGAACAGTTATTGCAACTTGTTCATGTTGTTCCACAATTGGTTTTATTCTCAATTTTTCTTTTAATGTTTCTAAAGGATTCATTACTTATATAATAAATATATAAAACTTTACACGGAATAACTGTTTATTTTTTGCAAGGCCTCATTGCATGCCATTTGTTCAGCTTTTCGTTTAATTTTATGTTGTCCTTCCCCCAGAAAAATGAGAACTTTTCCAAATTTATTTAATAATTCTTGAATTTCTTTAAATGTTTTGATATGATCAATATGTGTAGCATCATGAATACTTACAGAATGAATTGGTTGTCCAATACAAAGATACACGCCCATTTTATAACCATTTTCTACATCATGTTCAATTTCTAAATAATGAGGAGTTACCTTGAACTCCTTTTGAATTTTCACTTGGAGTATATTTTTATAATTATCATCATTTTGAATAAGAGCAATCCAATCTATATGTTTTTCAAAAATATTTTCTACAAATTTTTGTGCTATTTGGAATCCGGGGCCTGTTACAAATACATCTTGAAACCATCCTTCTTCATCCTTTACATGAATCTTATTAAAATCTAGGAATAGAGCTCCTAAAAATGATTCAAAAAGACAACCTAATTTTTTTAAATTCGTTCTAATTTTTTTTTCCTCTGCATGTTTTGATAAAATAAGCCATTTATTTAGGTGCATTTCCATTGCTATTTTTCCAATCGCCTCATTTTTAACAATAGCAATTTTTTTCTCTGTCATAAATCCTTCGTTTTCTTTAGGAAATCTGCGATACAAATAATATTTCGTAACTAACTCAAGAATACCATCACCAAGAAACTCTAGACGTTCATTGGATTTTGTTTTCAAAGGCATACAATCAGGAGGCCGTTCAACAATTGTAATATTTTGTAAAGCGTTCTCAAGTTGAGGACGTTTTGTATATGACCTATGAACAAATGCTCTTTTGTATAATTCAATATTATTGACAATCCCAGGAATGCCATATTTAGTGAGAATAGATTGAACTTCATTCAATGTAATCTCCACATTTAGAGAATTGTATGGATTAAATATTAATCCCTCTTCACTTTTAATAATGTCATCATCATGAATAATATTTTTTTCTTGCAATGTACCTTCCATATATATAGTTTCTAACCTACCATTTAAATCTTTTGTCTTTAATATTTATTCTTGTTCTTGTTCTAATTCTTATTATTATTTATTATTATTTATTATTATTTTCTATTTTTATTCTTTGAATGAAAATAAAATATTTAGGGTATATATAAATGGTAGGCATGCAAACACAGTTCGGACGAGGTCGTTATGTAGACATAACTACAAACAGAGGTCTTCAAAGTGGTGGGTCTGTTGGCGGCGTTAAAAAAGCAGGCACGGTTCAATACGGTCCCACGTGGACCCGTGGAAATATGGGAAACTATTTATATAGAGCCCCTCAAGGATGTTGCAATCAATCATTACTCTTTGCACTATATAATACAACTAGAAATCCTGTGCAGTATAGAAGAAATGGTTACTATGCTACTCACAATGGGTCTTTGGGTTAAAGAAACAAAACAAAAAGAAAAACAACAAAACAAAAAGAAAACCCAAAAACCAAAAAAAAAGAATATCTAAGTAAAATCATTTAATAACTATTTACTACATAAGTTATTATATGATTGTAAAAATTGATAATCGTGAACATGAACTTATCCGTTTATGTAAACATTTTATTAGTACAGGACCCATGTATAAAGGACTAGAAATTATAGTAGAATCATTACCTCTTGGGGATGTTATTCTCAGCGATGGTAATAGTGAAAAAATTATTATTGAGAGAAAAAGTTTAGGAGATTTATCTTCTAGCATTAAAGATGGGCGGTATGAAGAGCAAAGTTATAGATTACAAGGATTATCACATCACAATCATAACATTATATATTTGATTGAAGGTGATATAAATAAAATGAATGCATTTAACTCTTTCAAAGAAAGTATGGATAAGACAACACTGTATTCAGCCATGGTTTCTCTCAATTATTATAAAGGGTTTTCTGTTTTGCGAAGTATGAATATAGAAGAGTCCGCGCTTATGATTTGTAATATGGCATACAAGTTAAATAAATCTCCGGAAAAAGCAGGATTTTATTCAAACGCACCTTTAGCATCAAATAATACTACTACTACAGAAATCACACCAACAGTAGTAACAGTAGTAACTGATAATGATGAACCTCAGTCCTATTGTAATGTTATTAAAAAGGTGAAAAAGGAAAATATTACACCAGAAAATATTGGGGAAATTATGTTGTGTCAAATTCCTGGCATTAGTTCTACTAGTGCAGTGGCTATTATGAAAGAATTCAAAACCATGCAAAAATTAATATCAACTATTCAAACCAATGAATCATGTTTAAAAGATGTAAGTTATATAAACACCAAAGGTCAAACACGACATATAAATAAAACAGTCATTGGAAATATCATAAAATATTTAAAAAATTAAAAAAATAATATAGTAATATTGTATAATGAGTTATAATCGTAGTTCTTATACTCCTAGTCCCTACAGTACAAGTAATGTAAATAGTCAGTTAGGAAAAACCGTTGCACAAGCTAGGGGGTATTATAGTGGCCCTTCTGCAACTGCTGCATATGGCAGTTATCCTGCTGCACAAAACGCCCATCAACGAGTGTTAAATTCTTATCCTCAAGGACTAACTCGCAGTGGTGTTGTAAATTATAACGCATATAGAGGTGGAATCTATCATAAAAGAAAGACACATAAAAGAAAAACACACAAAAGAAAAACCCATAAAAGAAAAACCCGTAGGTCAAAGTAAAAAACAATAAAAGCGCAAAAAATATTTATTGTTTTTCTTAAAGTATAGTATAGTATATATGTCAGACGAATTAATAAAAATAATTGGAATTGTTGTTATTATCGGATTTTTAATATATTTAGCAACAAAATCAATGAAATTACATATGAATGTTATGGAGGGTTTAACAAACCCAACAAGTCCTGCCACAGCAAATGGTATTGGTGCAGCTTCATCTAGTTATGCAACAACATTACAAAACCAAGTCACTCAATTGCATAATGATATTTTATTATTGAATAACAAGGATTATATTAAAACCTATGGAAATATTATTTTATCCATGGATGATTATATTAATGCACTCATGTTACAAACAACATTAAACATCAATGTTACAGCAGAAAATGCAAGCGCAAATATTGAAACTATTAAAATGTTAAATGAATTGAATGCAGCCAAGGCGTCCTTGAACAGTGTATTAAAATATGTTGATTCATCCTAAAAAACTGGAATGATTTTCAAATGATTCATTCAAATTGTTGGTTTCATTTATTTGTTTTTGAAGAAGTATACGATTACCATGACGTAATAAATCAGAAATTAAAAACAATGAATTAATTGCATCATCACATTCTTTAAATTTTTTCATATCCTGTGAAATTTCAAATAGCGTTTGATCTAGTTTTGAATATAATGATTTCATTTTATCGTTTATTTCTTTACATTGTAAACAAACGCGTTTTTTTACAACGCTTTCAGAACATGTACATTTTGCTACTATCTTATCAATACAACCTGCACATTGGATTTTAATTTTTTCTGTAATTTCCACTTTATTACAAATTTCATGATCATATTTTTCCATAATTATAAAAATATAATCATATATTTAATCTTTTTTTACTGGTATAATATAAATATAACAATGTCAACAAAAAAAGACTTCATAGTAGTAGATAAATATGAAATCAAAGTCCTTGATGTTCCTGTTCATGTTTATATTATTCATTTACATGATACTATCTATTGCAAAGAACATTTAACGAATAAAAAAGGTTTTTTTAGTTTAATTGAAGTTTTTAATAAAAAATTAAATGTATATTATAATTTACCAAATCAATACAAAATTGTATCAAAAAAAATCTATAAAAATGATAAACATATACTTGATAAATTAGAATCTATTATGAATGTTAATGAAAATTATACATATTGTTTACATGAAGATAGTTTGATTATGGTAGAAACAAAAACTATACAAAATAATTCCTATGTTAAACGTCGTATGAGCACACATAATTTGCTCTGTAAAAAAAATAGTTGCGCCGCAGGTGAAGTAGTATTTGATAAGGATGGTACTCGTAAAGTAATGGTATTTAATAATGGTTCTGGAACATATCAACCTACATATAAAAATTTATTATATATTAAAAAAGCATTACCCTATCTGCCACTTAAAATAGTAGAATATAATAGTAAAATAAATTCAAAGTATTTTGATAAATACTATAAAATTCAAAATACAAAAAATAAAACTACAAAAAATAAAACAACAAAAAATAAAACTACAAAAAATAAAACTAGAAAAATAAAATAATTTTTATCTAGATTTTATAAATTTATTTATACTCGTATACTAACTTCATTTCCTTCATAATAACCAGCATCAACTAGTGATTGTGTATATTTTTGACCACCCCAATTATCATCCATCGCATTTGGACTAAATAACAAATTTTCCTGTTCACTATTCATTTGGTCAAGCGGTGTGGTTGTTCCCTGATAATAATCTGTTTGGTCATAAGCAGGCACAGAATTTTGATTATATGGTGGGTCATTTCTTGTAGCATCAACAAGCAATGTTGGGTTCGGTGGTTTTGGAATTGTAGGAGGCAACCCGCCTTGCAAATTTGTAGGGCTTGGGCGTATTTTATATATTGAACTGCCCTGTGCATCAAACGTATTTTGTAAATATAAAACTGGACATACAATTCCTTGACTGCGTTGCCAATCCAAAAATTCAACATAGTCTTCTAAATTTTCAAACTCAACGGGATTGACCCCAGGTACTTGTGCTACTTTAGAATTGTATAAAAAATAATTCTTTCCGTTTTGAATTAAAATATCAGGACATCTAGGATTACTTATTGTTGTCATTCCCTCCATAAATTTATTGGTTTTTGTAGCTATGCAAAAATAGATTCCTGCTAAAAAACTAAGAATTATTAATATATATACAAGATTTTTCATTTTATATATATTACAATACGATAAAATTATATTGCGTTTTTTATTTTCTTTAATTATTTTATAAGAAATGCATAAAGCACACTTTTTATACATAGACCCAACTATTGATAATCATGAAAAATTAATAGATACGTTTAATGACCACGTTAAATCTAAAAAACACATATTTTTGTTCTTATTTATGGATGGTTGTGGGCCATGTAATGAAACAAAACCAAAATGGAATAACATAAAAAAATATTTAAAAAACGACTATGCAAATAACAATGACCTTGTTATATCGGCTATTAACCAAAAATTATTTAATAAACTCAATGCAATAGGCAATGAACCTATGGGATATCCTACGTTGCGTTATATAAATGTCCCTACGATTGAAGAATATGAAGATGCTGATATTTCTAAAAAAGATAGAACTACTGAATCATTTGCTGATTGGATTGCATGTAAACTAAAAAAAGAAAACAATAGTCGTCATGATAATCATGTTCATCATCACCATCATCATCATCATAAAAAATCTTCTCATGGAGGTGCGAATACTAAAACAAAAACAAGAAAGTATCGCAAAAAGCGAGGAGGTAAATGGTCTTTAAAATACAAACGAAGTATTAATTGCAAACGCCCAAAAGGTTTCTCTCAACGACAACATTGCAAATATGGCAGAAAAAGAATATAACTCCGGCTACTTGAAATTATCTTGTGAGTAACCAATGATAGCACAAGCAATACGTTTGCCAGAATTTCCCGTTTTAAGACTTGCTTCGTCTCCACCAAGACCACAATCATCGGGATCAGCATGAACTATTAAACCACGTCCAAGTATATTCGCTTTTGAACCACGCAATTTAATAACATCATCTTTCATTCTATATTTTGCACATCCGTTTGCATCTGTATGTAAATTTCCCAAATCGCCTACATGTCGCTGTTTTGCACCCGGACATCCATGAGTTTTACCAAAAGGGTTAAAATGAGCACACATACTATCACAATGATTTGTTAAGTCACCAGATTCATGAACATGAAAACCATGTTGTGCGTTCTTTTTGAGGCCAACTAAATCAATATCAATAAGAACACAATTGTTTTTTATGTCCTCTGTAAAAACAACAGTTCCTTTTACCTTTTTCCCATCAAAAAAAGCAATCGCCTTGATTGGTTTGTCTTTATTATTACTCATTGTATACTATAATTTACGAATATATTTTTATTATATTATACTAATTATTTTATTGTTTTTTATTGTTTTTTATTGTTTTTTATTGTTTTTATTATTTTTATTGGAAAACAAATAAAATTGAACTTAAAAGTTAGCCGTTATACTATAGTATAATACATCAAAACAATATGGAACATGTTTTTAGATTATATGATTTTAACGTATACAATAAAAAGGACAGTTCCAGTAAAGAAGAATCTGGGTCTGATGAAGAATCAGGAACAAAGTCAGATACCAACAAGTTTGTCATTCAAATGTTTGGTATTAATGAAGCAGGTGAATCCTGTTCTATACTTGCAGAAAATTTCAAACCATTCTTTTATGTCAAGGTTAGTGATAAATGGACGCAATATACAAAGTCAACTTTCTTAGATGCAATTGTTAAGAAAATGGGCAAATATTATGAAAACTCTATATGTGAATGTAAAATGATTAAAAGAAAAAAGTTGTATGGTTTTGATGGAGGTAAAGAGCATAAATTCATATTATTTCAGTTTACAAATATGCAGGCGTTTAACAAAGCAAAAAAAATATGGTACACTTCAGACAATAAGTTGCGTGAACATGGTTTTGTATACGCGGACACGGAAACATATTTGTATGAAGCCAACATTCCTCCACTTCTTAGATTCTTTCACATTAAAGAAATTAGTCCATCTGGTTGGGTTGCATTACCCAAGAAGAAAACCATAGATGTCCGAATGAATAAACAAACCAATTGCAAATACGAATTTATTATTGATTACAAGAGTATTTTACCATTGAATGAAAAGGAAACACCTGTTCCTTACAAAATATGTAGTTTTGATATTGAGGCTAGTAGCAGTCATGGTGATTTTCCTGTGCCTATTAAATCTTATAAAAAATTAGCAACAAATATCATAGAATATTTTGAAAAAATGTCGGATTTGACTCCAGAACAATGCGATACTCATTTGCGTAACATTATTTTGAAAGCATTTGGTTATTATCCACAAGACAAATTGCAAACAATAGACAAGGTGTTTCCAAAAAAGGAACAACTTCCTACGTGCGAGGAAGATGTCAGACGAATGATAGAATCGTTCATGACATCATCCTTGGTACAAAAAACAGCCGACGGACAACAACATGCAAATTTGAGTGAACAACTGACACTAGAAATGTTATTTGAAAATATGAACAATGAAGAAGAAGATGAACAAGTTTCTGGGTTTCATGGAATATCACCCTATTCAAAAAAATCAACAGAAACAACAACCAAGAAAAAATGCACTATTGTGGATGTTATTTGTGATAAAAAAATGCCTAGAGAAGAGAAGCTTTTAGAAATTAACAAAGCATTCTCTAATAGATATCGCGAGGCTCCATTTCCGCAATTAGAAGGTGATAAGGTCACATTTATTGGTTCAACATTCTTGAAGGTCGGTGAAAAAGAACCCTATTTGAATCATTGTATTGTGTTGAATTCATGTGGTGCAGTGCCTGTTGACAATTGTGAAATAGAATCCTATACAACTGAAAAAGATGTCCTTGTCGCATGGAAAAATTTAATTCAAAAAGAGAATCCGGATATTGTTATCGGATATAATATATTTGGTTTTGATTATGCCTTTATGTTTAATCGTGCTCAAGAAAATGGTTGTCTTCGCGAGTTCTTGCAATTGTCTAAAAACAATGGTGAAATTTGTGGCGACGACCCATTTAATCCGGGTAAATATAAATTAGAAGAAACTAGTATTCATATTGCAAGTGGGCAGCATGATTTAAAATATATCAAAATGAATGGACGTATTCAGATTGATTTGTATAATTATTTCCGTCGTGAGGAGAATTTAACATCCTATAAACTAGATTATGTTGCTGGTCATTTTATTGGCGATTATGTGAAATCCTTGGACACAACTACAAAAGAGAATAAAAAAGAAACAATCGTATATAGTGGAAATCTCACAGGTATTCTTGAAGGCAGTTTTGTTCATTTTGAAGAAATCGGTCATTCCACCGATTATTATTGCGATGGTGCCAAATTTTCAGTGATGTCCGTAAATAAGGAAGCCAAGTCGTTTGTTGTTTCCGGAACGATTACACCTGACATGTCTAAAAAGGTGCGATGGTGTTTGGCAAAGGATGATGTAACGCCAAAGGATATTTTTACAATGACCAATGGAAGTGCGGATGACCGTGCTGTCATTGCGAAATACTGTATTCAAGATTGTAACCTCGTTCATTACTTGATGAATAAAGTGGACGTTTTAACTGGATTTATTGAGATGGCGAAAATTTGCAGTGTTCCAATTAGCTTTCTAGTCTTACGTGGTCAAGGTATTAAGCTAACCAGTTATGTTGCAAAAAAATGCAGAGAAAAGCGAACCTTAATGCCTGTTATTGAAAAGCAAGAAAATGATGATGGTTACGAAGGTGCTATTGTTTTAGACCCGAAATGCGACTTGTATTTGGACAATCCAGTTGCTTGTGTAGATTATGCGTCGTTGTATCCGTCGTCTATGATGAGTGAAAATCTGTCACACGATAGTAAAGTATGGACGAAGGAATACAATTTGAATGGTGATTTGATTGCAGAAACAGGGGAAACTGATGATACTGGTGCTTTTATTTATGATAATTTGCCTGGATATGAATATGTTGATATTACGTATGACACATTTAAATATGTTAGAAAAACGCCATCGGCTGCAGCAGAAAAAATTAAATCGGGATATAAAATTTGCAGATTTGCACAATTTCCAGACAACACTCGTGCTATTATGCCGTCTATTTTGGAAGAATTGTTACTTGCAAGAAAGACGACGAGAAAATTAATCCCACAACAAACGGATGAATTTATGAAAAATGTGCTTGATAAACGTCAGTTAGGTTATAAGGTAACAGCAAACTCTCTTTATGGTCAGTGTGGTGCAAAAACAAGCACATTCTATGAAAAAGATATTGCTGCATCAACAACGGCTACGGGTAGATTGCTTTTGACGTATGCTAAAAAAATTATAGAAGAAACATATGGAAACCGAATCTGTGAGACGTCTAAACATGGACCTGTCTTAACAAAAGCTGAATACGTATATGGTGACACGGACTCTGTATTCTTTACATTTAATTTGCAAACACCTGATGGTAAGCCTATTCGTGGCAAGGATGCTCTTGAAATTACAATTGAGTTAGCACAGGAAGCTGGCCATTTAGCGTCTAGTTTCTTGAAGAATCCACACGATTTGGAGTATGAGAAAACATTTATGCCATTCTGTTTGCTTTCCAAGAAGCGATATGTAGGTATGCTTTATGAGCACGACCCAGATAAGTGCAAACGCAAGGAAATGGGAATTGTTCTCAAGAGAAGAGACAATGCACCAATTGTTAAAGATATTTATGGAGGTATTATTGACATATTGATGAAACAGCAAGATATCAAAAAGGCAACGGAATTTCTGAAATCGTGTCTAAAAAATATTGTAGACGAAAAATATCCAATGGATAAATTGGTAATAACAAAATCATTGCGTTCTGGATACAAAAACCCACAACAAATTGCTCACAAAGTATTGGCAGATAGAATCACGTCTAGGGACCCAGGAAATAAACCTAGTTCTGGAGACAGAATCCCATTTGTTTACATTCATCATCCGAATAAAAAGGCATTGCAAGGAGAGAAAATAGAGACGCCCACATTTATTCGGGAGAATAATTTGAAGATTGATTATTCGTTTTACATTACAAACCAAATCATGAAACCAGTGCAACAAGTATTTGCGCTCGTTTTGGAAAAAATATGGGAGATGCAAAATAAAAAATCCAAGATATCAAAATTTAGAAAGGATGTTGAACTTTTGCAAAAATCTGTGGAGCCAGATAAGTTTGAAGATAAACTAGAAACAATGAAGAATAAAGAGGTGAAAGCATTGTTGTTTGATGAGTTCTTGAGAGAAACTAATAATCAAAAAACAGGCAACCAAGCAGTAACAAGGTTTTTCAAATAAAAATCGGAGCTGGTTTTGTATAATATATTTTTGTTATTTTGTTCTGTATTTTTTCTATTTTTTCTGTATTTTTTTCTGTATTTTTTTCTGTATTTTTTTCTGTATTTTTTTCTGTATTTTTTTCTGTATTTTTTTCTGTTTTTATTTTTAAAAATTGATTTACAATACACATATAAACAGAATACCATACTGATACTCATACTAATGATAGGAGAAATTATCAACAAACGAGATGCACTAAGAAAACTGACTGATGAAGAATTTGAATTCGTGGTTCCCAAACTTGCTTCAGAATTAGAAGCTCATGGAATTTTATATGACACTTACACAGAAGAGGAAACAACGGCAGATTGGCGTTCCTTGTGTAAAAAACCAATAGATAAAACAAAGACAAATATTGCGGCCACTAGCATAGTTGGTATGAAAATAATGCGTAAACATATGCATCATTTTCATGAAGTTAAAAATTACAAGAATATCTCTGTCAGTACCTTGTGGAAAAAGGAACATCTTGAAAAGGCACTGCGTTTCAATCGTAAAAATCATTCAACACCGTATGCATCCGAAATAATCAGGTCCTTGTCATTTACAAATGGTCTTGGCAAAGTTACAATGTACAGACCATTAATGGCTAGGAATGTTGTTGCTTATTTTAATGCAAATAGTGTTCTTGATGTTTGTGCAGGTTGGGGTGGACGAATGTTAGGAACCAAAAGTTTGGGACAACATATATCATATACTGGTGTTGAGCCATGTAAAAAAACATTTACTGGACTTACTAAGATATGTGAAGAACTTGCAATAGATAATGTGACACTTGTCAATAAACCCGCGGAAGAATTTTTATGTGAACTACCAGAAAATAGTACCTTTGATTTGGCATTGACAAGCCCTCCTTATTTTAACTTGGAACTATATTCGGATGAAGAAACACAATCAACAACCCAATATAAAGATTACGCAAACTGGATAGAAAAATTTCTTGAACCCGTGATTAAAAATATTATAAGCCGTGTGACATATAGCTGCTGGAGTGTTAAAAATTTTAAAACAGATAAAAAATATGATTTGCTAACAGATGTAACCCGTATACATGAAGAACATGGGTGGAAAATGATGGATGTCATGTTTACCATGTCCAATAGTAGACGTCCTGGTTGTTCTAATTCTAAAGAAACTGTTACTGTTCCTAAAAAAACAGAAGAGATAACGTATGTATTTTGTAAAGAAGAATCAAAAAATACATAAAATACATAAAATACATAAAATACATAATAGAATAATTATTTTTGTTTGGAAAATAAAAAAGAATGAATGTAGCAATAAAGATTATATAAAAAATCAACTTTTTGCGACATATCATAAGGGTCAAATTCTTCTACATCTGCATCTTCGTCTTCATCCTCCTCACTTCCTTCATGATATGGCCAGTTATACCAACCATCCCATCCTCTAACATTATTCCAAGATTCATGAATCAACGATTCATCTGCTAATTTATATAAAATTGCATATTCAGAACGCCCATGTAAGTGAGCAATGGTTGCAATATCAAGCTGCTTAATTTCATATTCATTATGTAATCTATTTATTTCATCTGTAGACCAAGGAAATCTATGTCTAGGTGATGTTTTCATATGTGCATTTATATTGTTTCTTGTTTTTAATATTTTTTATCTTTTTTATCTTTTAATATCAATATCTATTTCTATTTCTATTTCAAGTTGGTCGTAAATAACCTTCAAATATAATTTGATTATTAGAGGAATCAAAAAACAAGGAATTATAAGATGAATCAAATGTAAATCTATTTTGTGTTGAACTTGCACCAGTACCAGTACCAGAAGAAAATAAATTACCAAGTATATTTTCAGTAATACTAGATAACGTATTTTGTATCTCTCTCTCTGAATAACGTGTTGAAAATGACGGTGGTGTATTGGGAATATTTCTCTCATCTTCTGTTTTACTCTCTTCCAAATGTTCTGGTTCTTCTTTGGTTTCTTCTAAAGTTGTTTCATTTGTTAGAGGTACATGTACAGGTTGTTCTGGTTCTGACTCTTCACGTGAAACAACATAATTTCGTATATCATATCTGCAGACTGGACATATAACATTAGATTGAAGCCAAGCCTCTATTCCGGACGGTGTAAAGATATGTCCACAAGGTATAATTTGAGTAACACTACTATTGTCGTCAAATCTATCTAACGTGACTGGACAAGATATATTTAATGGACATTCTATTTCAGAAAAACGCACTAGTCTTGTAGATGCTTGAATCTGTTCTTGAGTTGGAACAACAGGAACACGATCATAAAATCTACGTAATACACTAGACAATAATCTTAAATACTCTTGATTATAACTGTATTCAGATTGTGATTGTGATTGTGATTGTGATTGTGTTTGTCTATGGTTACGATGACTAGTTGTGTCCTGCATTAAATAAGGAGTATAGTCAAAATAAATACTTCTTCTATTTACATTTTGTTGTCGTATATTTGGGTTGGAATTCCTATTGGTTTGTCTAAAAGACTGTCGTGACTGTTCAGTATAATTATAGTTATTTGTTAATCCTACAATTTGATTAATGTTTCCTCTTATTTCATTTTGTAATTCATATAATGAATCTATTTGTTGAGAAGTATGATTATAAAAATCAATATATAAATCTAACAATAATCGTTGGTCATAGGTTAATGAAAAATCCCGAATAGTTCTATTTCTATTTTGAGACATTTAATATATATATAAAAGATGTTTAAATATATATTATAATTATTTATAAGTTAACAAATGAGTTTTGATAATTTTAAAAATAAAGGATTAACTGGATTAGTTAATTTAGGAAACACTTGTTTTGTAAATTCATGTATGCAAGTCTTGTCACATACCTATGAATTAAATTTATTTTTAGATAGTCCATTTTATAAAAAAAAACTAAAGAATAAACCAGAGTCATTATTGTTAGTTGAGTGGGATGAATTGAGAACTTTAATGTGGAGTGATAATTGTGTTGTATCGCCAGGAAAATTTATAAACACGGTGCAAAGAGTTGCACATATGAAGGGACTTAATTTATTTACAGGTTTTGCCCAAAATGATTTACCAGAATTTCTATTATTTCTAATAGATTGTTTTCATACAAGTTTATCACGTGAAGTAAATATGACTATACACGGCGATATATCTAATGAAACAGATAAACTAGCTGTACAATGTTTTGAAATGATAAAAGAAATGTATGCAAAAGAATATTCAGAAATTTGGAATTTATTTTATGGTATTCATGTGTCACAAATAACTTCATTAGAAACAGGAGAAGTACTTAGTTCAAAACCCGAACCTTATTTTATGATTAATTTAGCCTTACCTATAAATAATAAAGCTCCTACTTTAAATGAATGTTTTAACTTATATATAAACGGCGAAACATTGGATGGAGACAATGCATGGTATAATGAAAATACAAATCAAAAACAAAATGTGCAAAAAAAAATTGTGTACTGGAGTATGCCAACTATACTTGTAATTGATATTAAAAGATTTAACCATATGAATCAAAAGAATCAAATATTAGTAACATTCCCTTTAGAAAACCTTGATCTTTCAGAGTATGTGATTGGATATAAAAAAGAATCGTATGTATATGATTTGTATGGAATTTGTAATCATAGTGGAAAAACATTTGGTGGTCATTATACAGCATTTATTAAAACAGCAAATGATAAATGGTTTCATTTCAATGATACAAATGTGACAGAAATTACTAATTTACAAGATTTGATAACTCCCAAGGCGTATTGCTTATTTTATAGAAAAAAAACAATTCATTAGTATATATATGGAGGCTAGTACAAGTTCAACAGTAGAACCAGAAAGTATGTATGGTTATATGAATAATTTATTAACAAATCCAACAGCTTTTATAATATTAGTTATTGTTGTGTTGATATATATAATTATTTTTGTTTCTTTAGGAAATTCTTCAACTTCGCTTAATACAAATTATGGACAAACATCTACTACATCTGGCGATGGGAAAATATCTACAATAGTTATTGTTATTATTGCTGTAATCTTTGTTGTTTTAGTTGTATTTAATGCATTACAGTATTTTTTCAGTATTGATATAATTGCATCTATTAAAAATTTATTTAATCCTACAAATCCACAATTAGACATAACCGTGAATCAAACAACAAATGATGCAAATGTTCAAATACAACCAATTCCAGAAATAATAAATAAAGAACAAGTGTTTAATATTCCTGGAAATTATTACGGATATGAGGATGCAAAAACGCTTTGTCAGGCGTATGGTTCTAGATTAGCAACATATGATGAAGTTGAGAATGCCTATAATAAAGGTGGTGAATGGTGCAATTATGGATGGTCTGACGGACAAATGGCATTATTCCCAACACAAAAATCTACCTTTGATACACTTCAAACAATTCCAGGACATGAACATGATTGCGGTAGACCAGGTGTAAATGGGGGGTATATGGCAAATCCTCATATTAAATATGGTGTCAATTGTTTTGGACATAAACCAAAAATAACAAGCGAAGAACAAGAAATGATGCAAAACACAACACCTTACCCCCAGACTGAAAAAGATATTTTATTTGAAAAACGTGTAGATTATTGGAAAACTAAATTGGATGATATTTTAATATCTCCATTTAATTACACTACATGGAGCCGTTAAAATTTCGTATATATTATAATTAAAAACTAAATATAATATATAAATGAGTTTGCAAACCGAAGAAGACCTTGTTGCTATTTGTCCTGAAATTTTGGAGGGACCCAAAGAACCAGAAGTAGAGGAGCCCGAGGAACCAGAACAACCAAAAGAAGAAGTCAAGGAGCCTGAAGAACCAGAAGTAGAAGAACCCAAGGAACCAGAAGTAGAAGAACCCAAGGAACCAGAAGTAGAAGAACCCAAGGAACCAGAAGTAGAGGAGCCTGAAGAACCAGAAGTAGAAGAACCCAAGGAACCAGAAGAACAAGTAGAGGAGCCCAAAGAACCAGAAGAACAAGTAGAGGAGCCCAAAGAACCAGAAGTAGTCAATGACCCTAAAAAAGCAGAAGAGGCTAGACTTATAGAACCAAGTGTTCCCAAAATTACACCTCTTATTTACAAGCCAAAGACAAATAATTATGATAGTGATATTGAATGTGACCCATTTTCACCATTTGATTATGGGTCCAATGAGTTTTCTATCAATCGTGACCAAAAACAAGAACATTCCAAATCACAAAGTTTATTTTCGTTTATTTCAAAAAAATTAGAATGGATTTGGAAATAAAATTTTTAAGGTCGTTGTTTTTTTGTACCTTTTGTTTTGTTACTAGTCACGTTTGTTCGTCTAGTTTTTTTTGTTCGTTGTCCGTCCACTTCCACCATTTTTAATAATTTTTCATGAATATCATCTGGAATTACAACATCATTATTTACAATATTTGCATGCGATGTGCCACCTCTTTGTTTTGGTGTAAAAGATACCAATCCAGCAGGAACAGCTAAATCTTTAAACAAGTCGGATACATTTCCTCCAGTTTGAATAGAACCACCATTTCTAGTGAGCAATGCTGGTTCACCTTTTTGCATTAATATAGAATCTATGGTAAATCCCGCGCTACTAATTTTTCCGTCGGAGGATTTATTAAAAACAAAGTCATCATCATTCATAATAGTGGATTGTTGTTGATTTTCCATATATACATTATTTGTATATAAATTAATTATTTGAAATCCGCTTTATTTCAGGGACTATCTTCGTTTCACGGTTTTCTTTTAAATATTCAATAATTTGATTTACTTGCGTTTGATTTCTAATGACTTCACCTAAAGTTTTTTCAACATATTTAAATGTTAAAGGGGACGCCACTTTTGTTGAAACAAATTTTAATTTACCATCACTAATTTGAACTGTTGCATTCTTTAAATTATTTTTTTCAACATGTGTTGTAATACTTTCACATAATTTGTGTTTTTTCTCTCGCAGTTCACTAATCTTATCATGTAAAAGTTTGATTTGGTTGTCAATAGATACCCATTGTTGTATATTTTGTTCAAAGCTCATACTATAAATCTACAAAAATATTAGGCAATAAAACATATTTGTGTAATTTGTGTATTTGTGTTAAAATACATTTTTATTTAATATTTTATTATATCAATGCACACAGATAATAATTTTATTTTAAGTTGTAAAAAAAATACAAACCCCTTAATACCTAGTTTAAAAAGAAAAATAGTAGGAAAAACAATGTTATTCACAAATGCACGTGACGAAAAAAATATGAAAGAATGGGTAGCACATCATTTGCTTCTGGGTTTTGATTTAATTTATATCTTTGACCACAAATCAAAAATTCCATTAGAAAATGAACTTGGGTGTTTTAAAAACAATGTAGTCGTTGTACGCTGTGAAATAGATGGCGCAATTAAAATGTATTTAATGATGAAAGCTGCTAAATTAGCTACATCAATTGGTGCTGACTGGATGTTATATTTAGATGCCGATGAATTTTTGGTTTTAAATGCATTTCAAAATATCAAACAGATGTTATGCTATTACCTATTTGCAGATTCTTTAGCAATTAATTGGTTATTATTTGGAACAAATCATCTTAGTAAAGAACCAACCCAAGGATTACTTGTTGAAAATTATACTGCATCTGATTTAAAAATAGATAAACATGTTAAAACCTTTGTAAGGCCATCTCAAGTTGTATCTGCAATTACACCTCACTATTTTGTAATAGCCAATCCAAATAAAATGGTATCTATCAATATGCAATTGATGAAAGACACAAAATCATTTAATGAATGGGATATTGAATATAAATTATGTGCTGCCTTTATTGCTCATTATGTGTATCAATCCGAGGAATCATACATCAAGAGAAAACTTAATCTACCTAGAGATGACAACAATCAACATAGACAACCAGAACAAAATATTCATGCAAAACATAATTCTGTTAAAAATGACCTAGTTAAAGAAAAATATGCTGATGCGATTCATGCATTCTTAGACAAAGTAAATAACCTAAATAACCTAAATACAAATGATAAAATAAAAACAGACGGTAAATAATACGTAATTGTAATTAACTTATGTATTATTTGATTATTTTTTTAATGGTGTTTACGTGTTTTTTTGTGAGAACGAAATGCTTTGCGTCTAGAGAATCTATTTTGAGCACCCCACAAACCAAAAGGAACAAGAGCTTGGCTAATCACTTGACCCCAGAATCCACCTTTCTTTGTGCGTCTTTTGCCTCCAGTCATTTTACCAGAGGAAGCGACAGATGGTGGTATAGTGGAATTTTGACCTTGAGCACCAATTATCTCATTACCATTTGGGAGATTGGCACCAGTAAATACTCTATTCCACTGAGAATCACCACTTCCATTTACATAACTTCCATATGAAGCAGCACTAGAATAAGCAGCACCACCTCGCTTTCCACGTCTTCTACTATGTGATTTTTTTGGCATTATACTATTACTTGAGAAAAATATTACAAAATTTTTGAAATAAAACCTTTATTACGCAAAACAAAAAATAACAATATCAAGATTGCTAAAATTAAAATAAAAATTATAAAAACAAGAAATATAATTAGGTAAATATATGGTTTAATAATATTAAATATAAACTCAATAATTGGAGCACAAAAAGATTTTAATTCTCCTTTAATGTCTTCCCGTTTTAATATATCTAAACATTGTTGTATAATTGGTTCTTTCATAATAAATATATAATGTAATCATAATTTATTTTCTACTTTTTTGCGTGTTATTAAAGTTAAAATTATCTGCAGAAAAAATAATGGACAACATATTTTTACCAAACGACCAATTTGACTTCTCTCAGTTATCTTTAGCACATCCTAGTGGAATCCAAGGAGGAGCGTATTTTACAAAAATTCAAATGAACGGCAAACCATTATATATTGAGACTCCTAAATCTTTAACTAGACAAGGTTTTGTTAAAAATGGGAAAAAAATTTACTGTGATTTAATGTTTGACAATAGTGATGAACAACTCATTCATTGGTTAGAAAACCTTGAAAACAAATGCCAAGAATTAATTTATAAAAAAGGAGATTCATGGTTTGAAAATAAGTTGGAAATGAATGATATTGAAACAGCATTTGCATCACCTATGCGTATTTACAAATCTGGCAAATATTATTTAGTTAGAGTCAACGTAAAAATGAATTATATTACTAATACACCATTAATTAAGATTTTTAATGAAAGTGAAATGCCTGTTATGTTAGATGAGGTCGTACCAGAAAATTATATTATAACTATTTTAGAAATTCAAGGTATAAAATTTACTAGTAAAAATTTTCAATTGGAAATGGAATTAAAGCAAGTTATGGTAGTTAACACGGAACAAATTTTTGAAAACTGTCTTATCAAAAGTAGGTTACAACGACAAAATCAGCAAAAAGAGACTATTCAAGAAAACTTTAGTAATTCAGGAATACTAGTTAAAAATTCAACTACACCTATCAACAATTTAGAAGAAAAACAGGATTCTGTATCTGATTTAGAAAAAATGGAAGATGAATTTCATGAAGTTGAAGAAGTTCCTGTTTTTGACTTTAGTACAAATGAAGCCGAAGCTGGTTCTGGAGCTGAAAATGAAAATGAAAATGATGAATTAAAAGAAGTTGAACCTGAAGTAGAAGAAGAACCAGAACCTGAGCCAGTTGTAGAACCAGAACCTGACACAGAATTAACAGAGATAAAGATAGATGTAGAAACATTAAGTAATGATGAAACTGAAAATGAAAATTTAACTGAAGTAAAATTGCCGACAGAGTTCACTGATTTAGAAACAATTACGCTTAAAAAACCAAATGAAGTTTATTATGAAATTTACAAAACTGCAAGAAAAAAGGCAAAAGAAGCAAAAAAAACAGCCATTATGGCGTTTTTAGAAGCAAAGAATATTAAGAAAACTTATATGTTGGATGATTTAGAAGATAGTGAAGATAGTGATATGGATATTGAAAATTTATCTGAAGTTTCAGAAAATGATTTAGAAGAATAATAGAATTAAAAGGTTGAATTAAACTGTATTCAAAAAAATATTTTGTAGCCTAATTTTATATAATGAGCACCTTGAAAAAGCTATGGTCGGATTATGGTATTGGCGCACTTGTCGTTTTATTGATAGTTGCATATGGCGTCAGTGTCTTGGCAAAATATTTAACCTCTAAGGGCATGTACGGGTCTGAATCCATGTCCTCTACTCCTAACTCCGCATACAAGGGGTCTGGAACAGGAGCTCCCAAGGGAGCCTCTGGTCCTCAACCTTCAGAGCCTTTAGGACAAAATGAAGTGTTTGCATCTGTTAACGGTATTTCTACCCCTAATGTTGGTGTTCCCACTTCATGCAACAAACCCAATATTCAGAACCCTTCTGATTTGTTACCTAAGGATTCCAACAGCCAATGGGCTCAATTAAACCCCTCTGGAAAGGGTGAGCTTGCTAACATTAATTTGTTGAAGGCTGGTTACCATATTGGTATTGATACCATTGGTCAAACTTTGAGAAACGCCAACTTGCAAATTCGTTCGGAACCTCCTAACCCTCAGCTTTATGTAGGCCCCTGGAATCTTTCCACAATTGAGCCCGACTTCATGCGCCCGCCGTTACAAATTGGTTCGGGTACCCAATAAATTGATACGACACATGGTAACAATAATTTATACAACTAAATCAAAATTTTTAATTTAATTTTTATAAGATATTCTCTTTAGAACATCTTATAAACACGTACACATACAAGAGTTTAATTATCCTTATAAATTTTAATACTAACTTAATATATGTTGCATGATTTATGGAAAAGTAATTTTTTAACTTATATAATTATTGGCTTTGTTTTACTTATCTGTCTCAAAGTTTATTCAGAATCAGAATTGTATAGTTTGAAATGTGTTATCTCGTCAGTGGATGGAAATAAATATTGTGTAAGAGACAGAGAAAAAGTCAACGAGGCTGCAGATTTATTAGCGACCGTGACAACTAAATGCAAAGAGTTAGTAAACTATGTTGGTAAAAAATATCCAGATGATGCAGATGTTAAACGTTTGGTAGATGGGTTTAATCCAAAACGAATTTCAGAGACATTACCAACAAGCGAACTGACTGCTTATAGTGAAAACAAGGGAGAGAAAATAGCATTCTGTTTAAGTAAAACAAAACATAGTAGTACATTAATTGACGTGAATACACTTACTTTTGTTGCTATACATGAATTATCACATGTCATGACAAAATCAGTTGGACACAAACAAGATTTTTGGCAAAATTTCAAATTTTTATTAGAAAATGCAAAAGATGCCAATATTTATCAACCAGTTGATTACAAAAAAAAACCAGAGAACTATTGTGGCATGACAATTACAGACAGTCCATATTATGATTTGTAAAATAAAAACAAAAAAGACAAAACCCCAAAAAATAAAAATAAAATAAAAAACAAAATAAAAAAAATTGAACACTCTTAAATACTAAAACCAAATAGTAAATCAAATCATAATATAATAATGCAAACTGAAAATATGTTCGTTGGTGATATTGATGAGCGTGGATTTCTTAATAATTTATTTCGCAAAGGATTTACTTATGCAAAATCTTTAAGTGAAGGTCATGGAAATTCCATAGATGCAAATTCTGAAAATATTAGTTACCATGTATTAGCAAATAAAATTAAAGAGGTTGATGATGGTTGTGGCATGGATAGAATTCAATTGAAAAATGCATTTAGTACATATCGTTCTAATCATGCCGGTGACCATTCCATTGGTGTATCTGGAATTGGATTGAAAGCATTGCTTAACATTCTGGGGAATAAAAAACCTACAAAAACTATTACAAAAATGGAACATGGTCCATACTTGACAGCGGAAGCACCTTGGGACATAATCCACCACGAAGGACGATATACAAACATGATAAATATTAGAAATTCAACTCAAGAAGAGATTGATGAATTTAATAAAGATCGTGCAAACTCTACTGTTATGAAAGGTACGACACACATTTTCAACTATAATTCCGATTTGGCAGAGGCAATTGCACAACAATTTGAAACACCTGACTCTTGTCAAACGTTTGTTCCAGAAGACCAATTTTCAATAGTGTATGGTCGTTTTACGCAAAAGGTTACATTTCATCATTTTGAACATCTAGAGCCCAAAGTATTGGAATATTATAATTATTTTGATGCGGAAGAAACAGAATTTTATGGTGGAATTCAAGAAGAACGTATTATTTTCATAGAAAATACTTCTGGTTATCAAAGGTTTATTTGGAGGTCAAGTGATGGATTTGATTATGAAATTCCGCGCAAGGGGCGTGGTTGGGGTAACGAAGTAGAACAAGTTACGACCAATCTGTCATCATGGAAAACCTATGGTGAAATGACTGTTATTGCTGGAGCACGACGGGACCCAGAGTATTTTGATGACGAGCATCCTTCAATGCCAGGTAGTTGTGTCATTATGCACCCATATGATAAAAAGCATGTAGGTGAGGACAATTTTGAATTTTTAGCAAAAATACCAGTTATTCGTAATGGTCAATTGATTGGAATCACAGAATTACCAGGTCTTAAAATTTCCTCTGCTAGAGGTAATGGTGAATCAATGAACAAAATTTTCAATACACATTGTGAGGTTAGATATAATCCCATTTCAACAAATGACAACAAACAAGATTTAGTGATTGGAGTTCAAGAATGTAAAACTCAATTTATTTGTGCAATGCCACCAAATTTAATGCGATTAATTAGGTGCATTAAATCTGAAAAAGCCCGAAAAATTTGGAAATATTTTCAAGATAAATGTGCTGCTCTAGCACCGACACCAGCACCTGTTCCTACACCAGAACCCGCTCCTGCTCCTGCTCCTGCTCCTGCTCCTGCTCCAACACCTGTCCCTGCTCCTGCTCCTGCTCCAACACCTGTCCCTGCTCCGGCTCCTGTCCCAGCTCCAACACCCGAACCCTCTCCTGTTCCTTCTGATAACGAAACAGAGGACAGTTCTGATAGTGACAATGACACTGATTCAGAACCAGAGCCACCAGGTCCACCAGTAGATGTTCATGGTCATCGCAGAGGTTCAGTTCTTGGAAGTGAAGTTAAAACAGAATTGGAAAGAGTTCTTTCTAAAATAAATGCAGAAACTAACTACTCGTCTCAAGACATGCTTCATTTGTTTAATACATTGCGCAAAATTGTAAATTAAGATACAACCACAAAAAATTTAGTAGAATAAATGAACAAAAATATTTTTTCTTTTTGGTCGGCATACTATATAAAATAATAGCTTGAATATATATAATGACAACAATATATAAGGTAAATCATTTAATTGATAAAGATAACATTAAAACTATATATGTGTTTTTTGGAAATAATTTAGATATACCTGACCCAAATGAATTATTTAAACGAGACCCAAGAAATGCAGCCTTTGCCGATGTATTTAATGAAGAAGAGCTTTCACAAATTCTAAATGAATCAAAACCTATTGATGTTCATTTTTCAAAACAGCAAATTCACTTTGATGATTCCATTGGAACAATTAAACTAAAAATTATGGCAGAGTTTCCAGATTCTTTTTCATTAGAGCAAATTTATTTATTTTGTATAAAAGAAGAGCGATTAAATTCAACAAATATTTATCAAACCCTTACTCAAAATAATCGTCTGGAACTAACCAAACTTAGATTCAACCAATTTCTTTTGAATATTCAGAAAGAAGCCAATGGTCAACCATTTTCATTTCAACTTCCAGATAAACCAACGTATGATTATGATGATATTTTAGAATTAAATTTAAATAACAGAGTATTTGCTGTTTCCAAAGTGTTGGGTCAAAAATTTTTTATTGTTTCTAATGAATATCCATTTGTATGCAATCCTTTTGAAGTTACAGATTATGACCCATTTATTGAAAGAGCTGCTAGAAAATCTCTCTCCACATTGAACAATCATTTATTATTAAACACGGGTAAAATTATTAACAATACAATTTATTTATGTTTAGCAGATGATGTTTTATCAAAAGCAAAACAGAGAGAACTATCCGAGTCCAATACTATGGATATTTATTATCCACTACTTGCAAGACAAGATATACATTCGTATGATGAATTAGAAGGAAAAAAATACGAACTAATTGAAAAAAATAAAACACTATTAAAGCCATCTACCTTGGAATCATTTGAAAATATTAATTTGATGTATGATATACACAAATATAAGACAACATCATCAAAATTCAAGTATAAAGGCGATGGTATTATATTATTAAAATTAACAATTGTTCCTGAATTTGTTATTAAATTGCCTTTAGATGTCATATTTAAAATTATTCATGCTACAGAAGAAATTCCATTAATTAAATTCAATCCTGCAACTAAACAAGAAAATGTATATAGGTTATATGCAGATAAAACATCTATAGATGGAAGAAAAATACCCATGCTTTCCAGAGTTCAAATATTTAAATTAATGAGAGATATTGGTAAAACTAAATCGGTGAGCGTGTATATAAATAATATTCCAGGAGTAGACATGTTAACCTGTGATTTTGAAGAGAATGGAAGTATTCGTATTACTTGCGATTGTGAAAAGATTTTCTCTCTTGATGAATTAGAGGTAATCATTATTCAACATATCAATCCAATTATTCAAGATGTTAAAAATTTTTTGGAACAAAGTGGTTATTCAATCAATTTATATAAAACGATTTATGATGAGAATATTGATGTTAAACAACTAAACTATCAATCTGTTATTGAAATATCAAAACAAATAAAAGTAACTGATTTTATGAAATGTATTACAAGTGCATTTATTGTTGAATCTAAAAAATTAAAATCAAAAAACGGAATACAAATGCGTTTTAAACGTGTTGCTAATTTTAATAAAATGACAAGCCAAGAAGCCTTTGTAATTGAGCAAGCCAATGATAAAGATGGGTTAAAGGGGAGAGAGATAGTAGAAGCGCTTGTTGAAAACTATCATGTGTCGGAATCTGATGCTGTAGCATTGGTGCAAAAATTAGCAAGTGAAGTGCAGGTTGAACGTGGTGTAAAGAAAACGGATATTGAAATTAAGCTGAATCCTGGATTCAAAGTAATTATCAAGTTAAACAGTATTACAAGCACAATAACAATTAATGTAGAAAATATTGATGATATTTATTATTTGAATACGTTGCCAATTTATCTAGACTCATTTATACGTTTAACACAAGATAAGACAAGTACTCGGGTTCCTGTAGAAATTATTGATACATTGTGTTCTGGCAAAGAAAATATTGAATTACAAATAGAAGATATAGTTGCTCCATCAGAACTTGCATTTCCTGACCAAGAAGTACCTGTAATTCAAGAAAATGATATGGATTTTGAAAATTACAAAGAATATCTAGATAGTGTTGAACATTTTAAAGAACCCAAATTCAAAAGTGCAATAGATTTAATTTATGGTGATGAAGAAGAAGAGGAAGAGGAAGATACATCACCTGCAAGTCATGGTGGACAAGTAACATCTTCATCTAGCGAACAGTCAGAAATATCAATACCTGCCGAAACAGTGGTTGCTGCCAATGAATTACCTAACAGCTCATCAAGTGAGCCGCCATCAGATATACCAGATGAAACAATGGTTGCAAATCAATTACCTAGTAGCACATCTAGTGAAGAACCAGAAGCTCCTCCTGTGCCGGGACTTGAAGAACCAGAAGCTCCTCCTGTGGCGGGACCTGAAGAAGAATTTACTATTGTAATTAAAAAACCAAAATCTAAGATTAACCCACCAAAAAAGGAAGAAGAACAAGTGAGAGACATTGTTGGTATGCGTTTGAAAAACCCATCTCCATTTGCAGCAAAAATGTTTGACTTAGAACCAACGTTATTTTTAAAGGAAGACAATGGCAAATTTACTAGATACTCACGCAGTTGTTCTTCTTCTGCAAAAAAACAACCAATATTAATAACAGAAGATGAAATGCAAGAAATGAAAGATGAAGAGTATGAAAAAATTATTCAAAAATACGGAAAAGACGTATTTGAAGCTTTTCCCAAGGAAAGACAAGAAGAAATTATTAAAGCTGAAAGTTTTTTAAAACCAGAGGATATTATTAAATATGGTAGCAATCCTGATAAAAAATATTACTACATTTGTCCAAGATATTGGTGTTTGAAAACAAACCGTCCAATTGACCCTAAAGAAATGAAAGAAGTAACAGATAAAGATGGTAAAAAGATATTGAGACATCCAACTTGTGGTGGAATTATTCCAGATGAACAAACTGAAATTAAAAACGATGGCAATTATGTGTATGAATTTTTTGATAAACAAGAACATAGGTCACGTGATAATTATAAACAGCATTACCCTGGATTCCTTCCATCAGGTAAACATCCTAATGGTTTATGTATCCCTTGTTGTTTTGCAAAATGGAACACACCTGGACAAATTGGAAGACGAAAAGAATGTGCCCAAAAAGATGAAGAGGAAGAACCTGAACCTGAGCAACAACAACAACTACAAAAACAAGTTTCCAAACCAGAGGAGTCAAAGAAAGAAACCTCAGAACAAGAAGTTGAACCAGAACCAGAAAAGGTAGTTGAAAAAGATAATTATGTAAAAGGGCCGGAAAAATTTCCGTTAGACCCCGGAAGATGGGGTTATTTACAAGTGAGTATTCAAAACTTTTTTCAAGAAGCAAGTTCTACTTGCCATACAAGTAAAACAAATACAAATATAAAACCTAATCATGCATGTTTATTGCGACATGGTATTGAATTTAGTGAAAAACAATCCTTTATAGCATGTATTGCTGATGCGAAATTTTATGGAGAAACATCTTCTATCCCCAGCATAAAAGAAATGAAAAAAATTATAATTAATTCATTGACAATTGATAATTACATTACCTATCAAAATGGTAACAATGTAACTAGCTTTATGGTTGATGATGTATCACACCTTAAAAATATAGAAAAAAACATAGAAAATATCAAAAAAAAATATAGTGAATCTAAGCTTTATAAAAAAATATATTCAACTCAACCTGTTATTCCAGAACAGGAAGTTTACTTTAAAAAAGTTGTTGCGTCGTATGAAAACTTTATTGCCTATGTAAATGATGACACAGCAGTTATAGACTATACTTATCTATGGGACATTATAAGTAAACCAAACCCATCTATATTTCCACGAGGAATCAACTTACTTATTATGGAAATTGTTAACGACGATATTACAAATAACATTGAATTGTTATGTCCAACAAACCACTATTCTAATGAATATTATAATCCAGCAAAGGATTCTTTGTTTATTGTTAAAAATAATAATTTATACGAGCCAATTTATTTATATGAAAATAAAACAACATCAGTAAAAGTAGTTAAAACATTCAGCGAACATAGTCTAAGTCTTCAAGCCAATATACGTGCAATCTTTAATAAAATCATAAAACCAATTCTTCATGATACGTGTCTCCCACTTCCTAGTATGCCTAATGTATACAAATTTAAACATTCTATTTTACTACCGAAGTTAGTCAAAATACTACAGCAAAAAAAATATACAATTGAAAAACAAATAATAAATTATCAAAGTAAGGTGATTGGGTTATTTGTTAGAAAAAATCAATTATCTGGGTACATACCATGCTATCCATCTGCAATAGATAATTCAATGGATATCGTTTTTATGAATGATGAAGGTTTATATACTACTTATGAAAACACGATACATTTTTTGCAAACAGTTTATCATGAAACTAAAGGCTCTGTTCCATGCGAACCAGTGTTTAAAATTATTGAAGATGAACATGTTGTTGGCATTTTAACTGAAACAAATCAATTCATTCAACTTTCAGAACCAATCCCCGTATCAAGGGTAACAGACGGAATTTCAAGTATACAAGATAACAATTATATTGTTAATAAAAATGATACTCCTATGGTATCAAGTGATTATGCGATTTCAGTGTCAGATTCAAATTCTATTGATACAGAACGTTCTTTGTATGTTAAACAAATAAAATTAGAAACAAATTTTTATAATGTTTTTAGAAACACAATAAGAATTTTATTAAACAAGTATGAAAATATCAAAGCGAGAGAAGAAATAGAAGCAACCTTGAACAAACCATATATAATATATTCTGTAAAATTACATGAAATCATTTCCTTATTAAAAAAACTAACAAAGGGTACAATTGTATTTGATACTAGCTATGATTATAAAGTTGTTGACACTGTGTCTACTTGCATTGTTTTACCAGATGATAAATGTAGTGAAAAACAACCTGTTTGTGATTTAATTAAAATTAAAGGTAAGAACCAATGCAAAATAATTATTCCAAAAAATAATTTATTGACCCCTCAACACGAGAATGAAACTCTTTATTTTGGAAGAATGGCAGATGAATTAATTAGATATAGTAGAATAAAATCATTCATCTTTCAACCCCAAACATATCTCTCTTTTGGTTCTATTGGTTACAATCTACGAGAGAATGAAATCATAGTGATTCAATCCTTATTAACCAAAGAGTATTTTGAAAATCTTGTTCCAGAAGTTAAAAACAAATATATTGAATACAATACATATGATATAATGGAACCAAAACAAACACAAGTATATGATAATACTGTTGCTGTTTATGATATCTCTACTGCAGATGCAAATGCAGTTTCTGAATCAACAATGGTAGAAAAACGGACAGGTTGCTTTCCAAAAGAAACAAAAATATCTTCCAAATTTTGGAAAAACGGATTTCCTTCTACTTTTAAAGAAATGTACTATGAAGATGATGATGTACATTGTGGATTTTATTTGATAATTGATATAGTAGCTAAAAAAACAGGTGCAAATTTAACTATTCGTGATATAAAAAACGATTTATTAGAAGAATATACGACGTATGGAAATAAATATAGCAATCAAATAATAGATATATTAATTTTAGAGGGTAAAAAGAGCCAAGGAGTACAGGTTAAACAGAAAAAACTTTCTTTTCATGATTTTGTTTTATCAGAGGATTATTTTATAACAAACTTGGACTTGTGGTTATTAATGAATAAATATAAAATTCCTTCTATTATTATTTCAACAAAACCCATTTTATTAGCAAATAAAGATAAAAATGCATTTGCGCTTTATGGCAATCTAGATAGTGAATTTGTTATCATATGTAGTCCTACATTACGTACAGAGACTATCCCAAAATATAGTTATTTAGCGTCGTCTCCAGATAAAACTATGTTTCATTCATTACGTTCCATTCAGGATGAACCAACATTACAAAAATTAACCGAGTCTGTTGAAAATATTCTATCTATAGAAACATTTTTACAATCATTTACTAAAAAAGCCGTTAAAAAACCTGTTAGACTAGAAATTGTAGAAGATGACTATGTTGCTGGGAATGTGGATGGACCCAGGAAAAAAACAAGAAAACAAAAAAAAACTAATTCCTTGAAATCTAAAACCAAAAAAAACTTTTTGAAAAATAAACTATGATAAAACTATGATATAGACTATTATAAAACTATGATAAAATTATGATATAGATTCTACCTCTGAATCATCTTCAGACATAATACTTACATCGTCATCATCATCATCATCATGATAATGGTCTATATCGTTATTATCGTTATTATCGTTTTTAAATATATTGTTATTTGTCTCCTTCTTTCCATAAAAATTTATATGTTTATCATTAAAACAATACTCTAATCTTCGTTTACCTTCATTTTTATGAACTACGATATATTGCCTTCCAAAACTAGGATTAAAATCAACAAACTTTTTTAATTTTTTTCTTAACGTATATTCAGCATCGCATTGTTTAAATGTTCCATTAATTGAATACAAACCAATATAATGTAAATGCATATATGGCTTCATTATATTCATTAATTTTTGTTTTGGGAAATCTTTGTGGACTAGTAAATTTTTTGTAATACCTTTATAATATGAAATCATAGACCTATAAATAGGATACAATATATCATGATGTGAATTATAAATAAAATTTTTAATATATGTATTCACTATGTTAAATTCATAATCTAAACTAAAAGTTTTAACTATAAAGTTAGACATGAAATACCCTTGTAATAACTCTGGCACTACATAACCACTCCATCGTAAAAAGAAATATATATTGTATAAATCAGCATCGTTGAATGTTACATTATTATATGGATTTTTTGTAATAATTGGGTGTGGAACAAAATTTATACAAGTAGACAAATTCCTAGTAAACATATGTATCAAATCACTTGCAGAAAAATAATATTTCGCATTATTTTGGTAAAGACAAAAAACATTGGATTTTTTTGGGTCTAGAGTATTTAAACACAAATCTGTATTTACTTGCACTTTTGACTTTTTAAATTTATATATATGAGAAAAACGAGCAAATCCGTTATATATCTTTTGAAACTTGGAAAATAATTCAAAGATTTCTTCTTTGTATGATTCTGAAATAAAATTATTTGTTAGTATATTGTATAAAATTCTTATTTTAGATGGTATATTATTTAAACCACTACTATTAATAAAGAAAATATAACAATACCACTGAGGCGTTGATACATGTGAGTTATAACACCAAAAATCAAAAACATTCTCTCTTGTAATATAAAAAATTTTGTCTTGTTTAAAATATCTTTGAATAATATGAAAAAATGTTGCTGACATCTATGTATTTATTTTGAATTATTAAATACTATTTAATATAAAGTTTATATTTATTATAAAGTTTATATCTTAAAATCCAGGATTATATGTAATTTCAATATGTTCAAATGTGTATATTTTTGTTTTAGATTTTTTAGAATTTATTCTAGGGTTTCTGCTTTTTCTGACTTTTTGAATTTTTTCTGGGATTTTTGATTTTTCTTATCTTTCTTATTTTTCTTGTTTTTCTTTTTTTTCTTATTTTTCTTGTTTTTTGAAATTTTCGGCATAATATTTTTTTTGATTTACCACCCTCGGATTTTTTCCATCTTTCATTTGCTTTTGCTTCTCTATAATCTTCTCCAATAAAAGATACACCAGTAAGACGTTCTTTAAATGGTTTCCAATCAGTTGCTTCATCATCTGATGCTTCATCATCTAATGCTTCATCATGTAATGCTTCATCATCTGGTGCTTTATATAAATATGGTTCTGCTTCATCATCTGATGCATATATATATGGAGCTCCTTTTGCTGCATATGTCTTTTCTTTATATTGATTAATAGATTTCCGTTTTCTTTCCATATCTTCTTCCCTTATTCTTATTATTATTAATTGGTCACGCTGTTCTGGAGTTAAAGTTGCAGTATTTAAACTCTCTTCTGTTATATAAGCACCAGTTAAATTAGCACCTCTTAAATCTGTATTTGTTAAAAATGCACCGCTTAAATCTGCATCTCTTAAATTTGCACCTATTAATACCGCATGTTCTAAATGTGCACCTTGTAAATCCGCTCCTATTAATCTTATACGTGGTAATTGCGCGTGCTCTAAATGTGCACCTATTAATTTTGCCTCTCTAAAATTTCCAGCTATTATCACCGCTCCTCTTAAATCAGCGCCATTTAATTCTGAATTTATAAAATTCTGTTCTTCAAAATCCTCCTCTCTACCTAATGCATATGTTTCTAAATTAATTGGAATAGCAAGTGGGTCAAGATCGTTTTCTTTTAATTCACGACGTTCTCTAACTAATCTATAAAGTTCTTCTAAAGGTGTTTCCGCGGGTGCCTCCATATATAATGATGAGATTTTGTTCTAGATTTTGTTCTGGATTTTTTTCTAAATCAGCATATATTCATTAAATTTATCAAAAAATAAATTATTGTGATTTCAAATTAGTAAAGGTTTAAAATCCAGGATTATAATCATTGTCACCTCCCAAATCACTAACTTTTATACTTGAAATGTTATTTTGAATAATCAGTTTATTATTGCTGCAAGCATCATCTGGGTCTTCTAATCCCCCCATCATTTGTTCAATTGTTTCACTATCTGGGTCTTTTTCATAAACCATGGTTTCATCCAACTTTTTCATTTCTTCCAAATCTAATACAACTTGAAACGCATTTGTGCCATACAATCCCTCTTGACCACACATTACATTAGCAGACACACCTCGCATTGTATCTAATTCTGCGTGTCTTGCTGCTTTTAAGAACATTTCTGGTGTCTCCTCAAATGAAGCTTTTGCAATAGGACCAATGTTGTCGTTATTAATTCCATGTCTGAAAATGGATATCAATTTATTCGTAAATGTCATTCTGTCACACAACATGCACATGTGATGATAATTAATATACGTACCATCAAACTCTATCACCTCTGCCAATTCATTATAAATAGTCTGTCTTGCAGCTTCAATTCCAAATACATTATAAACTTCAATAATATCATTACTAAATGTCCTCTTTGAATCAATATAATCAAGAGCTAGAATGTCCATCATGTTGGTTCCAATCGTATCAAGTACCCAAATATCCTGCTTTTTGTAAGAACCCACATCCTCCACAACATTGTTTTTGATTTTACGGAGAATTACCTTGTTGATATTTTTTATACCACGAATGACAATATTCTGCAACAATTGTTCTTGGAAATTTTTTAGCAAATAAATCTGGTCAGATTGGTCTAGTGGATTTACTTTTGCTTTCTTTGGACCACCTTTAGCCGTGCCTTGCTTTAATACATTGTTCATACGAATTCTAAAAACCAGCTTGTCAGCATTATAATCTGAATATATGCACGAAATATCATCACCATAACTATTTTTCAAAACAAAATTAATATCATCCATGGTAAGATTTTTCTCCAACATAACTTCTGGATTCAGTTCCATTCTGATTATCCATTTTGATTTTTCATTGGTATCTTCAGAAATGGATGTCTCCATACATTCATCAATCATATTTTCAAATGCACGATATTGTTGCATCGTTGTCTCGTCATCATTAATTAATGTATTCAAATCATCCGGGTCAAAACATATCTCAATGGAACTCACGAGTTCTTGCATTTTTGTATGTTCCAACATATACATGATACTCTGAGCCTTTTCGCGGTCCTTTTCATCTTCTGGTTTTAAAAACACGGTTAGTGAAGGATTTTTAGGTTCAGCTGACAAAGACAAAATTTCCTCAATTCTTGGCACACCACGTGTGACGTTAGATTTTGAGGCAACCCCTGCGAAATGGAACGTATCGAAAATTGTTAGACCATTATATATATTAAAAGTTCGTGTATCAGCAATAGTTAAATCATATGCATACTTTGTTGTATTTTTAACTTCCTCAATAGTTTGAATTTTATCAAACAAAACATCAATACAACTTTCATTTGTTCTTGTTTTAAATACAATTTCACCATCAATTTCATCTGGAATAGTTAAATAATTTTTATTAATTTCATAACCAAATTTAAGAGTATTTTCAACTATTATTTTTGCATTTTCCATTTTGTAGTTTAATTTGACATTTAATAAACCAGCTAATTTTTGAGCTTGCTTATTTCTAACAAGCAAAGAGTATATTTGATGTATATTTTCAGGCAAAGTTCCTCTATTGTTTGTTTCCTGTTTTTTACATTTTGTAATAAAGCTATAAACTCCTACTATATTTAATATTTGTTGCACATCAATAAGCATGTCTTTGCTGGTAGAAGCCATCGTAATATATTTTCCTTTTGCATCTATTGAACCATCTCCACCAATATATGCATCTAAGAAACCTAGTAGACATTGCTTATTAGAGAATATAATTTTATCATGTATAAACTTATTATGACTTAGTTTACCACACATCTTTTCTAAAATACGACACAATACAGTATTGTAAATTCGCAAATCTTGACTTGTCCAACCATTGTTATTTTTATTTTCATGTTTATAAATTTTTGTTGTCAAATTCCACTGCTTGCATAGATCCAAAATAGGACCAAAGTAAGCAGTATCATTATTTGCAATACTCACTTGGAACTTTGTCATACAACCTTCTGCAGCATAAGCCCCAAGTAAATAACCAAAGTTGTAATCAAGTGGAATAACTTCGGGTATTGTGTATGCATTCATATTTGTTTGTTTTGTATAAACGCAGTTTTCTGCAAAGCTTGTTTTTGACTTGCAACCATTTCTAAGTTTATCTGAAATCTTTGCAACAAAGGAGTCGCTTCGTGCATAAGGTAACGTAAACGTTTTACCCTGATGTCTTAGCCACCAATGATATTCATGCATTACCTCTTTGGCCTTTTCAATTTCACTAGAATAAATATACTCATTTGGTGGCAAAATTTCGCGCAAATTTAATTCCATGATTTCTTTAAAATCAATCTGTTTAGTGCTAACTGGTAAATAATCACCCACCTTTAAACTATCACCGTCTACTGGTACAATTTTTCCATTGACCAATTTCAAGAAGGACTTTGCTTTGGTTGCAATGACTTCACGTTGTTCGTTTGTTGTGATTTTTAACATTGTATCCGTGCCATCTTTATTAATAACTGGATGTCTTGTGACAGCTTCAATCTCTTTCCATACAATTTCGCCATTTTCCGTGCACGATGGTATTTCAAAATATTCTTGCGGCTCTGCATAGGTTGTATCCTTATCTGCATAATACTCTAGTTTTTTATGGGATGCAATATGTTTTTCTGTAAATTCTCCAATTTGCACCTTTTGAATAACCCCTTCGCGATTCCTGACTATAATAGGTGTTTCATAGGTAACAGAGTTCAACGTCATTTGTGTGGTCGGTTCACCAATACTCTGGGCAGCTATCATCCCAACCATTTCACCAGGTGCAACAATTGCGCGTTTATATGTCATTGTGATAGTTTCTAGTAAAAGTGTCAAGGATGCTCTGTTAAAACGCTTGACAATCAATAAATCTTTCGGCGATAAATTGTAATAATACAAAGTCTTGAATAATTCTGTTGGAACAGCACAACGAATTTTCTCCAAATTTTCATAGGTCTCCTCAATCATCTGAAATGCTTCTAGGGGTGTAATATCAACAATTGAATTTCCGTTAATGTTTTGTTGTCCAATGATGTTGTTAATAATATAAGTAAAGGCAACTGGACAATTCACTACACTGTCGTCCTTATTCTTGAAAACATTTTTAATAATAGCATCACGATTCTTTATCATCATGTCTGTATATTCCTTGCATTTTTCTTGAATTTCTTTAAACTGCTTTTTAAATCGTGTCATTGTATTCTTTAAGAAGAATTGTGATAACATTTTCATCTTACCTGGTTCGTCTGGAATGTTGTAATGAGCATAAATATCTTGAATACTCATAGAGACTAATGGCATGGCTTGATTTTCCACTTTGATTGGGTCAATTCCATCATCTCCATAGGAGAATTCTACAACTTTTCCTTTGTTTGTACGAACTGTCATGTCATACGCAACCATTAAATCCTCCAAACCCTTAATTAATCTGCGTTGAATATATCCAGTAGAAGATGTTTTTACTGCAGTATCAATTAAACCAACACGACCACCCATGGCGTGAAAGAACAATTCTTGTGGAGACAATCCATTAATATAAGAACTTTCTACAAAACCACGAGCACCTGGTGTGTCATCAAACTTTGTAAAATGAGGCAAGGTTCTGTGTTCAAATCCGTAAGGAATGCGCTTATTGTCTACGTTTTGTTGTCCTAAACAAGAAATCATAAAGGAAATGTTCAATTCGCTACCTTTTGAACCCGCATTCACCATGGTAACAAACCTATTATCCTTATTCAAACTTTTAAGACCAATTTTACCTGATTCTGAGGTTGCTTGATTTAGAATATTATTCACTTGTGTCTCAAACTCCTCCTCATTGGTTTTTCCTGTGTTATTTTCAAACACGCCAATTTGTATCTGGTCAATCAAACTTTTTACATCATTCTTCTTCTTATCAATGACTGCTATAATATCTTGGTTTGTTTTTTCGTCGGAAAGCAAATCACTAATTCCTACACTGAAAGAGCTTGTCTTCAAGTACTCTGTAACAATATTTTGTAAATCATCTATAAAATTAGCAGAAGCCATGTTACCATAATCATTGCAGACACGTTGAATTAATCCCTTGGAACCAGCTCCCAAAACACCCTTTTCTATTTGTCCACGAATATATTTTCCATTCACAATTTCTAAGGTTTTATTTGGATCATCCGAGTCTTTAATAATTTTATATTTCAATGAAATCGGAGGAAGAATTTGAGATAAAATTTCAAAGTTACTTATCATATCTCCATCCTCTTTTGTTGTGAACAATGTTTCATTCACTCTTGGAAACATCATCAAAATATTCATTGCTTCGCGAGGTGTAAAACGAATATTTTCTCGTGTAAATCGGTAGCATCCAAGCAGAGAATCTTGAAAGATACCAATAATAGGCGAGTTATTTGCTGGGCTAATAATTTGATATGGAACTGCCGCTAAATTTTTTAATTCTGAATCTGATTCTGTATCTTGTGCCATGTGTAAATTCATCTCCAATAATCCTAAAGGTTTCCCAGTAGGTCGGACTGTATCTTAAACAAGCTCAGGATGGCTAATCCTTCATAGCTTATCAACACCCGTTCAGTCTCTGAGTGCCTTCCATAATCTGCCAAACGATTTTAGGAAGTAACACTGCGGATTGCCCAATCCTTCACATTATTACCATTGGGTTCGGCTATTAACCGAGTTCCTCTTCATACCTTTCGGTATTAGAGTGGTAGTGAAGGCTCTAAGGGGTTTCCCGCATCAAGGTGTTTTGCATCTACCTTTCATAAAGGTAGAACCAAACCTTTGTTAGATTTGGCTCCACCTTTTCTAAAGGTGGATACTAGGGGGTTACACGCTTTTCACGCCCCCTGTTGGAGACAAGATGATTTTACGTCACATTAGTTTATCTCCATCGAAATCAGCATTGTATGGTTTTGTTACTGCCACATTCATTCTAAAAGTGTCACCTATTCGCATAACCTTTGCGATATGACACATCATACTCATTCTATGAAGAGTAGGTTGGCGATTAAATAGAATAGGGTCACCATCCATCATATGACGATGAACAATGTCGCCGTTTTCTAAAACAATTGATTTTTTATCTACATATCTCAATGTAATTGAGTCGCCGTTTTTCTTTTCTAAAATATTTGCACCCGGCCAAATAGTTGGACCATTTTGCACAAGCTTGGTTAAGAATGCACGGTTCACATCATTCACTACGACAGGTTTTGTAATATTTTTTGCAATTTTCATAGGAATACCCAACTCGCGAATAGAGATGTTTGGGTCAGCAGTAATAACTGAACGCGCACTAAAGTCTACACGTTTTGCCATGAGATTTCCTCTCATTCGCCCACCTTTCCCATTCAACCTATCCTTAATAGACTTGAGAGGACGACCAGAACGCTGTGCAACTGCAGCTACACCAGGAATCTTGTTATCTACCTGTGTTGCAACATAATATTGCAAAACAGTTGTCCAATCATCAATGACATTGGCCGCTGCATTGTTTTGAATTTTTTCTTGTAATGTTTTGTTGGTCTTGATAATATTCACCAATATATGACTCAAATCATCTTCACTGCGCTGCTGAGCATCGTGCTTTACAGATGGACGAACTGCAGGAGGTGGTACTGCCATCACCTGACAAACCATCCAGTCAGGTCTTGACCAAATTGGACTAAATCCCATAAACGAAACATCTTCATCTGAAATTCTTTTAAATATTTTGAGAACTAATTCAGGTGTAAGTTTAATGACAATATTTTGCGATTGCTCTGCAGATGCTTCATTTTTCCATTCTGCAAAAATAGTGGCTAAACCTTCCTTTCTAATTTTATGGGGTTGCAAACATCCACAACCATCTTCGGTATCTTCGCCACAACGCTTAATTTTACTAGCTAATGAAAACACATACTTCCATCTCGCATCCCCTGTAATTTTCAATGCCTGCTTATACTTTTCTTTACTAACCAAAAGCTTGCTGCATTTGAAACATACGCATCTCAAGACTTTTAAAATAGTTGTTAAATATTGAATGTAAAATACAGGTTTTGCTAATTCAATATGACCAAAATATCCGGGCGTTTGCATGTAATCCAATCCATCCGTTGGACAAATTAGACCTGGTTCTAAAACACCCATTCTAGGATCAAACAAGCCTCCTATAATTGGTTTATTATTTATATATGTATCTCTACTAACAATTTCAGCTACTGAACCCTTTCTGATTTCATCTGGCGATAAAATACTAAACTGGATACCAATAATTTTAGAAGGATTTACACTGGTGGGTTTTGTATTCTTCGACATCTTCCTTATATTAATAGGATAATATTTAGATTATTTTTATAAATCAATTTATTTTTAAAATAAAAATTACAGCAAACTTTAAAATTAAAATTGATTTAGATTTAAAATTATAAAAATATATAATATACATAACAATGCCAAGAGATAATCAAATCAAATCATCTAAAAAGGAATCCAATAAGAAGAATAAAAAGAGAGAGGAAATGAATCATAAGAAAAAGATTCATGAACAATCCGATGATGATGATGCAGGAGAATATATTACAAGTGATGAGGAGGATGAAATGGATATGCTAGAATATCGTAAATTTCTTGGAAAACTATTTCCTTCAAAGCATATGGATGAAAAAGTTAACATGGGTAAAAAAATTCAACAAATGCTAAATGATATGGATGAAGAAGATGACGAAGACGAAGACTATGATGAGGAAGAAGAAGAGGAGGAAGAAAAACCAAAAAATATCAAAAAGAAGCAAAATAAAAAGGTGGTGGAATCAAAGAAGGGAAAAAGTAAGAAATCTGAAAAAATTAGTAAAAATGTAAAAAAATCTAAAAAAGTCAAGGAAGAATCTGAGGATGAGGAAGAATCTGATGAAGAGGAGGAGGAAGAAGAAAATGAAGGAAAATCAGCTGGTAAATTTAATATTATATTTACTATAGGTCAACCTGCTGACGATGAGGAAGAAGAATGGGAGGATTATGATAGTGAATGGGAGGATGAAGATGAAGAGTCCACGGAAGATGAAGATGAAAGTGTATCTTCTGTTGAGGACACAGAAGATGAGGATGATGAAGAAGAAGAAGAAGAAGAAGAAGAGGAAGAAGAACCAGTTAAGAAAAGAACAGCAAAAAATAAAATAATTACTCGTTCTATGAAAAAGAAAGCTGTTCAAGAAGAAAAAAAGGAAAAAAAGGAAAAAAAGGAAAAAAAAGAGGATGAAAACTCTGACGATACAATAGAAAACCAAGACTTGGAACAAACTGAAAGCCAAGAAAATGATACGGTTCAATTAGTTATTACAGAAAAGACAAAAGAAAAAGAGGACGATGACACACGAGTTTTGAAGGAACTCAAGGAACTGTATGCAAAAAATAAAAGTAAGATGATTAAAGAATGTATTCAAGAATGCGAAGAAAAAATAAAAAAGAAGCATAAGCGAGCAGAAAAAAAGCAAGAAAAACAAAAAGCAAAAAATGCCCGCATATTCAAGCGAATTATTCGCGACAAAAACTCTATGAATGATTTCAAGTTTTTTGAGAAATTAAACCATACAGAACAAATTAAGATAATCAAGGAAATTCGCGAAATAAATAAAATTACACGTGTTGAGGTACCCCATAGAATTTCGCTTCTTGAAGCAAATATTCCACCACTATTTAAGGCTTCTGCAATGAAGAAAATTAATTCCTTGAGATACATGGAACCAGGCAGTGGCGAATTTTATAAAATTAAGAATTGGGTTGATACTTTCATGCGGATTCCATTCAACAATTATCAAAAGTTGCCTATTCATATCTCCGACGGTGTGGAAGCTTGTCATGAATTTATGGCAAATGCTCAAGCAACACTTGACTCTGCTGTCTACGGACTCAATGATGCAAAAATGCAAATCATGCAAATGTTGGGCCAACTTGTTACGAACCCTACCGCGCTTGGTACTGCGATTGCTATCAAGGGTCCCATGGGCACAGGAAAAACAACACTTGTAAAAGAAGGCATTAGCAAAATTTTAAATCGTCCATTTGCATTTATTGCTCTAGGTGGTGCAACAGACAGCAGCTTTTTGGAAGGACATTCTTATACCTATGAAGGTAGTGTTTGGGGTAAAATTGTTCAAATTCTCATTGACAGTAAATGTATGAATCCAGTCATTTATTTTGATGAGCTAGACAAGATTAGTGACACACCAAAAGGTGAGGAGATTGCTGGAATATTGACACATTTGACAGATACTTCTCAAAATAGTCAGTTTCATGATAAATATTTTGCAGAGATTGATTTTGATTTGAGTAAGTGTTTATTCATTTTCAGTTACAACGATGAAACAAAGGTCAATCCAATCTTGCGCGACCGCATGTATAGAATTCAAACAAAAGGATATGATAAAAAACAAAAAACAGTTATTTCCAATGATTATATTTTGCCACGTATTCGCGAACAAATTAAATTTGCAACAGAAGACATTGTTATTCCAGAAGAATCTATCCATTACATTATTGAAACCCATTGTGATAAGGAGGACGGTGTTCGTAATCTAAAGCGTTGCTTAGAAATTATTTATACCAAGTTGAATTTATATAGATTGATGCGCCCTGGTTCCAATCTGTTTGAAAGTGAGATGTCACTGGTTGTGGAGTTTCCATTTGTAGTTACCAAGGATGTTGTTGATAAACTCATTAAAAGAGACAAGGAAATGAATGTGTCGCTTGCTAACATGTACATTTAACACCTGATGCTTTACGCTTTACTCTTAACACTATACAAAAATAATATAAACAATTCATCATAATATAATTAATTATAATGAATGAAACTGAACTAGATACACTCTTTGATATTCGTCATACTTTATTAACTACTAAAATTTTTTTGTCCAAGGAAAGTTGTAAAGAAATTCTTGCACAAATGGAAAAATTACTTCAAACAATTAATCAAAAAATGAAGGCTGATTGCAAACACGAATATGTAGATGACTATATTGATATAGACCCAGATGTTTCAAAACGTGTATGCTACTGTAATAAATGTTGGTCTACGTTTCCTATACCCAATTAAATTATATACATTTAATATTCAGAATAAGGAACATTATTAGAACCGCGGTCTATTAAGTAGTTGTATTGTTTTGTCGTCATGCAAGCGCAGCCTGTTGAGTTGCTGTAAGCATTGGGACAGCATTCTGGTTTAAATTGAGTATTGGCAAACATCAACATTTCTCCCTCGGGCAAAGGAATAGGTTGCTCTGGTCTATTCAAAATATCTTGAACACCTTTGCCACCAGTTGTGCCTTTTTTATAGGATAAATTAGGAGTAAACCAAGACGAGGTGCTTACAGGCGCAGCTTTGGCTGAGCTAAATTGAGAAAAGGTGCCGTTATTCATAACACCACCAACAAATCCTTCCTTACCGATGGTGGGAAGAGGATTTTTAAGTACCTGCCAATTTAAACTTTTTTTGTTAATTTGTGAATTATACATATTATGCATAGTTTCCATTAAATTTACTCTTGAACAGGAACAAATAAGATGTCCCCACAAAATCCAGGATATTATAACAATTAAAATAAGAATTTCTGCTCTAAATTTCATACCACATATAGAAATCTCCATATTATACATATTTCATAGATAATAATTTTTTACGATACTTGTCTAAAAGTAACTCTACATTTGAATCATAATGAAAAAATTTTACATCTTCAACATAAAATATATTTTGGTCGGTAATTAAATGATAAAATTTATTCTCTGTTTTATTCTCGGTTTTATTCTCGGTTTTATTCTCGGTTTTATTTTTTACTATTTCTGTTCTACTGTTATCAAATTTTTCATCCAAAAATTTATCACAAATATGCAAATTATACCCCCCTTCAAAAGTACGGTTATTTCCTAAATTATATTTATAAATACTTAATTTACTATTTTCAATTTCAACAACACCAACAACTTTTATATTTTTATATAATGTATCTCCCGGTTGAATATTTTTAATGGAGTGCAATGTTCCGTCCGCTTTTTTAATTTTAGTAGAATCTAAAAATCCACCATCATAATGGTCATGTATGTCCTTACAACTAATATTTGATTGCATAAGTTCATGTATACATTCATCATCTAATTCATCCCAATCTAAATAAGTATATCCCTTACTTTCTATTTGTTTAGAACTAGTATTTAAACAATACACATAGGGTTCTGAGTAATTTGTGACTAGTTTACTTTCAGGATGTTGATACACATAAATCCATGTATCATTATATTTAACTTTATGCATAGAAGTTACAATTGTTCCATGTAAATTGTAAACATCACTATTTTTTGCGTCTAATTTCATTTTTGCTGTTACTTGGACATTATTTTTTAATTTATCGCCAACTTGTATGTCCGATATTTTTTTATAAGAACCATTGTTCATTACAAGCATTGTATTTTTATCAAAGCATATGTTTGGTTTGGATGGAACACCTGGTATTGAAAATGATGTTTGTACATGTAACACGTCTACCATAAATCCTACAATAATTGCCAATGGAATTGAGATAGATATAAAAATAGCCGTCATGGTTGCTGCCACTGGCCATGTGAAAGGAATAATCCACATAGCTACAATTAATGCTGCTAATACAATTAAAACAATAATTATCATTTGAACAATCGCACCTAATAATGATTTTAATGCATAATATGAGCCTAAAGCTGTATATATTCCTGCAGTAAGAACACCCTTCACTTTGCCCATAGCATCTCTAAACGATATCAATATTTGCTGTATAGGAACCATTATATTGGCAATTCTTCCAAGCACTTCCTGGGCAATACTTGTCATGCTTGACCGAATGGATGATAAAATTGTGCGTATATATTGAATTGCCTCTGAGATTGCTTCAAACACTTCTCTAATAGCAAGAGTCATGTAAGTAACTGGTTGCACTGCATACCCTGTTATACCAATCAAAATATTTTGCATACAATTTGTAAAATTTTGTCCAGTAAATTCTATGGCCGACATATTGGGGGGTTTATTTATAAGGCCTGCAAAAGGAATCACTTGTGGTTTACAACGTTGATTTGGCCAGTCATCCTTAATCGGCTGCACATTTCTCATAACGGTTGTGTAAGAAACAATAACAAAAAGAATGATTATCATTATTATAAATAAAAACACAGACCCGCCATATTGGTCAAAATATGACAATTTTTCATACATTTTTTTTATTGTTTTTGCACTTTGAATTTGTGAAATATTATCCATATATAGTGAATGGATAATATTCATTTTGCTTTTTACATTTACATTTTTAAAATATCATCTTCCCAATCCCAGAAAATATGTTCTCCTATTTGAATCTTATGGTCATCTGTAATTATCGTACTAAACCAGTTATCTTTGATATCTGTTTCAATAGCATCTGGATGATTTTTTACTTCTATATATTTATTTTCAGTTTCACTAAAAATCATATGTGTTCCTGTAACATAAATAGTATCTCCTTGAATTCCCTTTCCAACAAGTTTATAATAAGGTTCATTGAATTTATTGTCTACCTTCATTAAAACATCTACTCGGCTACCGTTGTCTAAAATATCTCCTAAATTCAAATCTTTCATCATTACAATAGACCCATTCTTAAGTTTTATTTTTGTATATGGATGAAAACACATTCCACCCAAGGCTTGAACCATCTGACCTGGAGGACCATTCCAAGCACTTTGCATAGTTTTTAAAGCACCATCCATTACATACATAAGTGTAACCAAAATACCAATTATTTTTCCTACTAAATCTTTTATTCCTATTGTTATTTTTTGGAATTCAATAACTAAATTTAAAAAGACTCCAAATACATTTTGAATAATAGATGTGAAAAAAGACCTTATGTTACTTATCATTGTACGTATAAAATTTAAAGATTGCGAAAAATCACCACCTAAGGATGATAATGAATTTATGATGTAATTAATTGGTTGCAACAAATAACCCATAAAATTGGTTTGCATATTTTGAACACAATATACAAAATCTTTTTCTATATTATCAGATAGTGGCATAAATATTGGATTGCATCTGTACTTGGGCCAATTATTTTTTATTTCAGCAACTGCACTAAAATAATACATGACAAATACCTGTGCGACAAAACCTAAATTCACATATATAAAATTTAACCAGTCTACTCCTTTGGGCATAACTTATATTATTCAGATATAATTATTACACTAAATTTACTTTCTTGATTTTCTTGATTTCATTGATTTTCTTGTTTTCCTTGTTTTCCTTGTTTTCCTTGTTTTTCTCGTTTTTGATTTTTTTGTTTTTTTATACTTTTTTTGCCCACCACTCATGCAAGGCCAACTAAAACCACCAGTTTGAGTTCCTGCAGGTATAGGTGCTAATACTACTTGAGAATCCAATGCACCTTTAGCAGCATTATTTACAGATAAACTCGCCATTCCAATTTGTTGTGCGGCAACCCCTTGTGATGTATTTTTAGAAGGGTCATTTATTATACTTGGTACAATAGGAACTGTAATTGCACCACCACGTCTGATTCGCTTACCACCTTTGGCAACTTTTCCCAAATTAGTTAACATATTCGCCCGTTGTTGCATTGTTAAAAAAGCCGTATCTCTTGGACTAGAACCAATCATTCCATTTTGTTGAGGTTGTAAGGGTTGAAATGTTGACATATAAATTATAATAATATAATAAATTTTGCGTAAATAATTGTTTAGAAGAGTATTTAATTATATGTATATGGACGACAATGCTAGACTTCATTTACAAAAAATGATTAAAGCAAATAATGTAGAAGACCAAACCGAACTTATACGCGAACTAAAGCATAGTCATTTATTGCAAGATGACATTAACAATTTACTTATGATAAAAGCAAAAAATAGAAATCAACCTGAAAAAATACACGAACTTGGTATGGAAGAATGTTCTTTTTTATTTACTTATTATACAGATATTTACAATAAAATAAGAAAAGATGAGATTGATTTAAGTATTTTAAACAAGTTTTTAAATGTATTACGAAGGATTGAAGATGGTGAGATTGACCAACACGACGGTTCTTTTTTGGTTGGACAATTATTAAAAGAGATGTATGTAGATAGTGCATTAAAAAAAGCAGGTAAATTGGATGCACAAAACATAGCAGAACCTGTAGAGAAAAAAAATGAAGGTATGAACGTATCATGGAAGGATTTTAAACAACGTCAGTTAAAGTAAAAACCCCCGAATTTATTTGTAATAAAATATAATTTATTACATATACACCAAACCATAACAAATATTTTGATAATTTTTGGCGACGCACTGCATACAAAATAGCAGATATTAATACAATATATAGATTATTATATTCGCGATACCATATATAATAGGTTAGTAATAGTTCTGCACTATAGACTACACTCCATGTTGTTTTGGTTATCATATTTTTTCTAATTAAGGTCATACCAAATGCAGAAGTTTGAATAGGCAACAATGTAGAAAAAACGAGGATTGGAGAACCATACAAACATATATACGTTGCACCAAATTGGCTAATACTAAAAAAAGCGCCAGTAGCTTCTTTCAATAAACTGCGATACCCTACTTTGTGATGTTGTCCTCTTACAGTTGAAACACTAGGTTCACCATAATAAGAGGTTGCAACATCAGCAAAAATCATAGTTAAAAGGCAAATACAATCTGTATAGTTTGGATATAAAATACAATAACACGCTCGCCATGCAAATAATAAAGAATGAATTCGCAATTCCTCCCAAATAAACATACTCATCTTAGTTTCTGTAGGTCGTTTCTTTAACACAGAAAAAATATAAGAGGATGCATGCAATAAAATATGTGGAAAAATTGTGTATAAGTTTAAATAATATCTACCACGCAATAAATAAAAATAATATTGTACAAAATAATTAATAAGACATAAAAATCCTACTGTTTTATGAATAAAATATTTATCTTCATGTGTAACGAGTTTTTGTAATACGTATTGCATATAATTGCTATTACTATTTAATAACCGGTTGTATTTATTATATTTTCATTATGTATTTACGCGATACAATGCCGTTTTTAATTACCCAAGAATATATTATATAATGAAATATTTAGGTGGAAAACAACGGCTTGGTAAACACTTAGCTCCAGTTCTAAAATTACTTTGGAATTATGTACTAGAAATAACAGGAAAACCATTGGATGGTTACTTGGAACCTTTTTGCGGTTCTCTCGGAGTATGTAGAAATATGACGGATTTGACCACAGATGTTTTTATAGCCAATGACTATCATCCAGATTTGATTCAAATGTGGAATGAAGTGAAATATGAAACCTTTGTATATCCAGAATCCGTTTCAGAGGAAGACTATCTTGCTGCTAAAAAACTTCCATCACCAAGCGCATTAAAAGCCTTTATTGGATTTGGAATGAGTTTTGGAGGTCGTTTTTTTGGCGCATATGCACATAAATACATGAATGAAAAAAAGGAGGATTTTTGCAAGGAAATGATACACAGTTTGAAAAGAGCAGCTCCTCTTATAAAGAATGTTGAATTTACAAACAAATCATATCTAGAGTTAACTCCTACCAACATGTTTATTTATTGCGACCCTCCTTACAAATATTCAAAGTTTCCAATAAAATATAGACGAGATGTTAAAAAATATGATGTATTTGATAATGACCTATTTTGGGAGACAATGCGAAAATGGAGTGAAAATAACTTTGTTGTTGTTTCAGAAATGGATGCACCTGAAGATTTTATAGAAATATGGAACCAAGAACGTTATCGCAGTGCTGCGCAAAGTAAAAAAACCCGCTTTAAGCCGGATTTACCAAATTCAACATCATCATCAGAGACCAATAAAACCGAAAAACTTTTTATTTATTCAAAATGTGCTTTTCCTTGGAAGATTATTCAATAAAAAAGTTTTTTAAACTTTTTTGTTTTTTTTGTTTTTTTATTTTTTTGTTTTTTATTTTTTTATTTTTTTATTTTTTATTTTTTTGTTTTTTTTTTATTTTCTAGGATACTAACATGTCAACTTTCTTCCACGGTACACAATCAGTTCATTGTCGGCAGCATCATCACACATTCGTGAACCTTCAAAGAATGGTGACCGTGGATTGCACTTTGACGCATGATAGGCTATGCCATGCTTTTTCATTTTTTTGAAGCATGACATACACTCACACATATCATCACCAATCTCTCTCATAACAGTTACCACTAACAAGTGTTTGGAGACAACATGTGCACAAAGTGATTGCTTGGTCTTGGACATGTGCCTACAGCCATCTATCGGACACTTTGTGTATGAAATCTCATGGTGGTTCTTGACGTGATGAGACAAGGCAGTCTTGCTGACAAATCTTGTCTCGCAATAGGAGCACGCAAAAGGGTTGACTTGGCGCCCTGCTTCGGCAGCATGTTTGCGAGTAATGTGTTCCGACATCGTTGTTGATTTTTTTGATACATAATCACAATAATTGCATTCATATTCATCGTCTTCATTTTTTTTTAAAGAATGCATCTTACCTTGAAAACGCTTACGTTCTCCATTTTTAACAGGAGTATCGCACGGCATGCAGCTGTAAAAACGCTCAGATTCCATTCTTGGAACTGGGAGGGGTGTGTGCATAGGCTGACACCATAAAAAAGTGAATCAATTTTTTTTTCAAAAACTTATACGGTAGTTCATGTAAGAGATTTTAAAGGGGTTATAAAGGGCGTTTTTCAGTCTATGTAGAAATTCGACTATTTTTTCCCAAAAGTATTTTGGAAAATTGAAAAATGGACAAAAAAAATGTCCAAAAATGTCTTAGTGCCTTTTTTTCAGTGAAAATGGGTCAAAAAATATGCATCGTGAGCATAAAGGTTTGAGTGACTTTTTGAACATTGAAAATTTTGTGAGCATAATTTTTTATTATTTTTTGAGAAAATAATTTAGGCGTTTTTTCTATTAGTATATTACTAATGAATCCTAACGCCAAAACGCCGAAAAACGCCGAAAAATTTTTGTGCGAAAATTGTGACTTTAAATGCTGTAAAGAAAGCGATTACAAACGACATGTAATAACACGTAAACATAAAATACTAACAAATCCTAACGCCATACTAACAAAAAATGCCGCCAACAGTATTTTTACGTGTGAATGTGGGAAAAATTATAAACATATGTCAAGCTTATGCAATCACAAAAAAAAATGTCCAGGGAAGCCAAATATAGAAGACCCATCCTCATTGCAAGTACCAATACCAGACAAGGGTGATATAGTGACTATTTTATTAAATCAGAATATGGAGTTAATAAAACAAAATCAAGAATTCAAAGATTTGATTTTAGACCAAAATAAAAAAATGTTGGAAATTGCAAAAGAAGGAAAAACTATAAACAACACAACAAATAATAATCAGTTTAACCTGCAGTTTTTCTTAAATGAACAATGTAAAGATGCACTCAACCTGATGGATTTTGTGAATCAAATTCAATTGCAATTATCGGATTTGGATATGATTGGCAAACTTGGCTATGTGGAAGGTATGAGCAAAATATTTATTAGAAATTTACAAGAGTTGGATATATTTAAACGACCTATTCATTGCAGTGATTTGAAGAGAGAAGTTTTATATGTAAAAGACCAAAATTCATGGGAAAAAGAAAATGGTGAAAATGTTAAAATTAAACGAGCTATAAGGGAAATAGAATGCAAAAATATAAAACAGATACCTCAATGGAGAGAGAAAAATCCAGCCTTTGAAGATACGGATAGTAAAAAACATTTAGAATATCATACAATTATAATAGAAGCGATGGGTGGTTCAACATCAGAAGATGATAACAAGAAACAGAACAAAATTATTCGTAATATCACCAAAGAAGTTGTTATTGATAAATCTATAAGTAAAAATATATTGTAAAACTAATTATATTTTTTTTTATATTTTGTTTGGTT